ACATGTATTTTTCTAATGCTGACATCCGCCAGTAACCGATTGATTCCGGTTCAAACAACTTTCCAAGCCCCGCCTGCGCTGCGGCATTCGCCAGCAGGAATCACGCAGGCGGGGCACAAAGTTAAACATGTCCAGACCATCAAAACTCACTCCCGAACAACGCTTAGAAAACAGACGCAGGTCAGCTCGTGACTACGCACGAAGGACAAGACACGAAGGCCAGAAGCCGAGAGTGATTTCAATTCTCACTGAAGAACAGCGTCGAATAAACCGGGCGGCAGCCACGCGAAGATGGAGAGAAAAGCATCCAGAACACAGCAGGGAGTTGAGTCGTAAAAACGCACGCCTCTATTATCAGCGACATCCAGAAAAAGCTAAAAAAGCGCGGAGGCAATACTCTGAAAAACGGAAAGACAAAACAGCCATCTACAATGCCGAGTATCGCGCTGCGCACAAGGCGGAACTCGATGCTTACATGAAGGTGTGGCACGCGAAGAATAAGGATGCCGTTGCAGCGCAGGGGAAACAACACTACGAGGCAAATCGCACTCGCCTGCTTGCCGAGAAGCGTGAATACTACATCAAAAATCGCGCCGTCATACGCGCCAAGAAAAAAGCGAACCGCGAGCCGGCACGCCGCAGCGAAGACCTGCGCCGCGCCCGCAAGGCCGGCGCTTCAGTCGGCGACCTGCAACTCATCGCCGCGTGGGAGAAACGCTGGCGCAAGAAACCATTCGTCATCTGCTACTGGTGCAGAAACGAGATTCGCCCGGCGTCACTGGCTCGACGCGACCACGTAATCCCGCTCGCGAAAGGCGGCGCGCACGAAGTTGGAAACTTGTGCCTGTCTTGTGATTCCTGCAACTGCCACAAGCACGCCCGCACTCTCGACAAGTGGAACGCCACCCTCGCGCAGCCAGTGCTGCTCTAGCTACCGAGCGAACAGGTTGTCCCAAGCTGCCTTGCCCGCAGTGTCGCCGCCAGCCTGTTCCTGCTTCACCACTCCGCTGCCAGCGGCTCCCGGAATTGCGCCAGTGAGTTCCTTGATCTGCTTCTCCGCGTCAGCGAGCTTTGCGGCCGATTCCGCGAGACGGGCCTCGTAGTGCGTCACCACAACCGGGAACGCGCCGGCTTGTGCGAACACTCGCGCTTGGTCGTAGGCGGTTTGCTTGGGCAGCCAGTTACCGTCAGCCTGCTGGATGAAGCTCTGGACGGCCTTGATTTTTTCGCCGAGTTCGCCGTTCACGTCCTTCAGTGACGGGACCGCCGACAGCACGGCCTTCTCCCAAATCGTCGGCAGCACAGCGGCGCGTTCGCTGGCGGCTTTCGCTTTTTCCACATCTCCCGCCTCGCGCTGTTGCACCAGCCATGCGTCATAGCGCTGCTTGCCACCGGCCTCCAGTTGCGTCTGATGGCGGATGAGCTTCCCGTGACGCTTGAGCAGATCAGTGAGTTCGCCGACAGCGATGCCGCTCCAGCCTTCTGTGAGTTCATCGAATTTGGCGTCTTTCGCCAGACCCTTCATGTTCGCCAGTTCGATCAACGCATCCGCCGTCACTTCACGATCAGCGGCCAGCGCCTTGAACTCATCGGTCAGTTCTTTCATCGGTGTCGCCACTTCGTCCACGTAGAGCTTCGTCTTCTTGATGTTGGCGGCACCGAGTTCGGTTTCCTGTTCATCGATCCGCCTCTGCGCTTCCTCCAGCTTCTTTTGAATCGCTTGCGTGGCATCACTGTTAGGAGCCTTGTCCTTGAACTTGGCGAGTTCCGCCTTTGTGGTTTCGAGTTCCGTCTGGAGCGGTTCGGTCTGCTGCTTGATTTGGCGCTTTGCCTCGCGGGCAGCGAACGACATGTTCGCCAGATGCACCTTGGCGGCTTTGGAAAGCCCGTATTGCTTGGCCTCCGCGTCCACCTTCTTGTTGAGATCCTCGTCCGATGTCTCGTGAGTGATCTCCACGGCCTTCACTTCTTCGACCTTTGGTTTCTCAGCCTCCTGTTTCGGTTCCTCTTTCTTCGGTTCCTCAGCCTTTACGACCGGCGCTTCCTTGAGTGCGGCCATTGGGTCCCAAATTCCGGGTTCTACCGCGCCCGCCTTCGCGGCATTGGAATGGGCGTCCAGCGCGGCCTTGAGTGCGGCAGCGCTTTGGTCTTGGATTACGGGGTTGTCGAGTACTTCAGGCATGGTCAGGTTTGTGGTTTGGTTTGTTCTGTCAGGAAGTCGATCTGTTCTTCAGGAGTCATCTCGGCAATTTCTTCCGGGTAGCGCGTCTCGCCGCCAATCGTCACGCCGTCAGTGCGCGCCACCGACTTCTCAGGCGGTTCGCCTAGGGCTTCAAATGCGTCCAGTGCGTCCAGCCAGCCCGTAAGCTCGAACAGCTTCAGCCCGGCTCCCTCGGCGGTGATGGGGCTCCATGTGCGCGGCCTTGCCATCTGCCGCAAGGTCGCTAGCGCGTCCTGCACGACCGGCTCTTGCAGCGCGATCCGCAGGGCTGCCTGCTTGTCGGGCATGGACTGCCACTCGTCTTGGGTCAGGGGCTTGCTCATCAGTAATTCGGCGTCTTGGCGGTTCGGTTTGTCACCACGTCACTTGAGGATGCAGACGCCAGCCCTGCCGCCAGGTCGGCGTTCGCTTTTCCAAGTTTGATGGCGTTCTCAGTGTCGGCCTTCTCCTTGGCGATCTTCATGCGCTGCTGCGATTCTGCCACCGTGAGCATTTGTGTGGTTTGGAACTTCTGCACCGTCATCTCCAGTTCAGCCTTCTGCTTCGCCAGCTTCGCCATCAGTTCCGGATCTGGAACTTCCTGCTGCTGTGCTGCTGCTGCCTGTTCGTCCAGTGCCTTGTGAAGCTGCCGCACGAACGTCATCCACGAAGCCGTCATTTCCTGCAATGCCTTACGATACGCGGCGGATTCCTGTTCCCGCGTCGGGTCTTTACTCAGCGCATCAACGTGCTGCTCGGCGTGCGGGATCAGCAGCCCAAGGAACGCGATCTGCGGCTGAAGCTCCGTGATGTCACCTTGCTCGCCGTTGTCGCGCCATGCCTCAAGGGTCTGGACAGCGGTTGAGATGTTTGGCGGCAACGAACCTTCGCCTCCGATGTGAACCTGCGCGTGGACGGCGTGGTTCTCGCCTTCGAGTGCCGGAACCGGACCGCCTCCGAACATGATTCCATTTTCGACAAGCGCAACCTTCTGGTCAATGACGGGACGCGGATTGTCGGTCAGCGGCATGTATTCGTTGGCGCGTCGCTGGCCAAGCAGCAGCACCAGCTTGTCGTGCCAGAACTTCCGTTTGCCGGGTTCGTCGAACACCCCGACCATCTGCGTCACGGTGTCCATGATGACCTGTTGCAGACCTTGCGAACCGGCCCCGATGGCCCGAACTGCCGTGACGCGCTCCACCGCGAGGATCATTTCCTTGGTGATGCCACGCCGCTCGCATCGGGTCACGAATTCCGTCACTTCCTTGAACTGCTTACGACCGCTCTTGATGATCTCCTGCACACGCCGCCAGCTTTCCCGCAGCAACCGCGTCCACGAGCGGTTGAACATGTTGATCGTCGCGGTGTTCAGCACCGAGCCGGCGTTCTGGCGGCTCTGCTGTTGATACTTCGTCATCACCGGATCTGTCGGACTGGACTCCATCCCTGAATTCACCGGACTCTGGCTTTCCAGATACATCTGTAGCTCATGCAGCACCGGGATGCTGAGCCGGGTGTGGTCCGTCACGTTCTGCTCCACATAATCCACTCCCGGCGGGATCACGCACATGCCGTTGCTGATGATGATTTGTCCGGTCGGCCCAACGGTGTTGGTTTTCTTGAACATCGTCGCCATTGAGAGGCGGTACTTGTTCACCAGATCGTTCAGAATCTTGGTCAGCGTTTGGACGTAAGCGAACTGGTCGTAGCCCTGCCCACGGATGCTGTGGTAATGCCCGTCCCCGATGTTCAGGCAGAATATCGTGAAGGGGTTGCTGTCGGGAGGGAAGCGGGAGACTTTCTTGTAGAGGAATTCCGCATCCTTGTCGCCTTCCTTGGTACCGCCTGGGTTCCGTTCCGCGATGTAGTGGCTGAAACTTCCGTCGAACTCCCGCACCCATCCGTGCATCAGCAGCACGCGGGTGTCGTTCACAAAGCTGCCGTAGAGGTCGTTCCCCTTCATCATCTCGTTCACCTTGTTCCACTCCAGACTCCATTGGCTTCCCATCTTCCTGCCGACGTACGTGGTGGCCCGTACCAGCGCCTTCCGAACCGCAGCGACGTTCCATCCCACCGCCGTCGCGGCCTTCTCGTTCTCGATCATCCGATACAGAGTCGAAGGAATCATGTCCTCCTTTTGGATCAGGTATTCCACGAACTCCTCAGAGTTTCGGGTGTTGCGCGGGATGAGGAAGTTGTCCAGTCCGGCGAAGTCGAACTTCCAATCGAAGTCCTTCGGGAAATGGCCGAGCGACACGCCGTTCTGCACGAACTGCTGCGCCCCAAGCTGGAACCTCGAATCGAAATCGTTCCAGTCCCGCATCATGGTGGTGAACTCCGCCGCGATCACATCCTCGGCGTTCTGCCGCGTCGAAGCGTCGTACTGGTCAATCGGAATCTCCGGCGCGATCAACGCCTTGAGGCTGTCCAGCATGTCGAAGAACGGCACGAGTGTCTGCGTAATTCGAGCGCGCGCGAGATTGAAGTTCAGGTTGCTGCCATCCATCGCGCCGGCCTTGGCTTTCTCGGACTGCTTGTATGGCAGCCCTCCGTTGACCGCGTATTGGATGGCGCTGCGCTGAATCTGCGCCAACTGATCGTTGTAAAGCTCCTTCCAAAATAGCGCCTGAAAGGATTGCGCGTCCCTGAGTCGTGAACCTGTCGGCTTGCCGGTCTCCGGAAATGCCGCCAGCCTGCCGTCATTTTGTGTCAGGTTGTCAGTGGGCATTCGGGATCAATCTGGAAGGACGTTTTCGCAGCGCGGAACGACCACGCTTCCGTTTGTTTATCTGATGCAACGCCTCTTGTCTATCAGTTTCTCTACTGTCTCGCAACAGCTTCAGCAGGCTGCCGTCCTTGCAGCCGTGCAGCACGACGGCATCAGGCCGCACCGGACGGGTTACGGACCGGCCCGCCAGCGCCACCCGAAACGTGACGGGCTCGCAAACGATTCGTCCCCACGAGCGGTGATAATTGCCGGTGCTCCAGTTGTCCTGACACAGCGGCGTGTTGCGGGCGTGTGGGCGGATCTGCGGCGCGATGGCGTGATCGAACGCGACGGTGGCGTTGAGGTGCGCGGTTGTGTAGTGGCTGAGGTTCGGCGGATACACCGCGCAGCCGCACAGATGCTCGCCCGTCTTCACGAGTTCGCCCGAGATGCTGTTGACCGAATACGTCGTGTCCACCACCCCCATGAACGGAAGCGAGAGGTCGCGATTATATTCGTCCGCCAGCGCATCGGCCCAGCCTTCGCGCATCGGCGTCACGTCTGGCTCCATGAAGTACCACGCCTTGTGAAACTCGGGTGTCCGCCAGATCAGTTCAGCGGCCTGTCGGAAGATCTCGTTCGGCGCATCGGGCCACTGTTGCGTCGGTATCCGCACCGTGAAGGCTATGGGCGGCGCAGCCCAGCCGCACTGTCGCGCGTTCACCGCGACGGCTTCGCGCTCGTCTGGAGACAGTTCCTCGCTGTAGGCCAGCAACAAGTTGTGGCGATCATACGGGCCGAGTTCGCGCATCCACTGCATCAGCGGGATCGCGAGTGCGAGGTCTTGTTTGGAGAACGGGAAGACGATCAGCATGATTACGGAAAGAATCCCAAGTCCACTTCCTCCTGCGGTTCCGGCCACGCGCCGACGAGTTCGCCATCCTGTTGCTGTTGCGCGAAGTCCTGAAGGTGCATCGGCATCGCCGTGGTGTTGGCGGATGCGGCCTCACGGCTCATGCGCTCCCACTCGGCTTCGGCGTTCTTGTTCGCGATGACAGCAATCTCGGAACGGAAGTCGTATTTCGTGCGGCACAGGTCGCACAAAAGCGCCAGACAATCTCCCGAGTCGGGACTGCGCTTGATCCGTTTCTTCATCACGCGCTTGGATTCCACCGACCGTTTCGTGCTGGTCTGTCCGAGTTTTCCGGTGGTTTCCTTGCGCGCCAAAAGGTCTTCGATGATGTCGGTTGTCAGTCCCTTGATCTGGCCGCTGCGGATGAAGTCCTTCATCACCATCCACAGTTCCGTCACCCTGCGGTCGTAGAGTTCGCTGCACGGTTTTTGATCAACTCCGTGTGGTAAGTCGGAAGGTTTGCCGTTGAAATCCACCGCATGAAGGACGGCGTTGTTGAACATGTAAGTTATGACGCCGCCAATCTCGCCCGCAGCCCCGGTTGAGTCGTAACCAACATTCTCGGGCGACACACCATGCTCACGACAGAACGCCACGAACTGTTTGGAAATTTGAATGATAATCGGATCGGGATCGCTTTTGCTGTCAAAAAACTCGGTCGTGCTCGTAACGAGCAACACTCTTTGCCCACTCTTAGTGTGCCCAAGTAGTGCCAAGGCGGCCTTGTAGGCGTCTCCACCTGATCCGCGTGCCGGATCTAACACCGCCAGACAGGTTGTGCCTCCAGCCCAATCCACATGCGTCTCTGTCACTCCACCGTCAACGAGGTCCGCTTCCGAATAGACACATTCCGGATCGCTTCCTTCAGGTGGCCAGAACCCCCGGCATTGACTCCAGTGTTCCAAGGAATCAGGCCCGTTCGCTTCTTCGCTGGAACGTATGGTTTCGCAAGTCGGCAAGAATGGATAGATGACTCTGCCGGTCAAAACATTCGGCGATTGATACGAGTCGAATCGGATGGCGTAGCCAAGCTTCGTTTCCCACTCGTAATCGTTTTCCGAGATCGAATTCCACCCGCCCTTTGGTTCCGAGATGAGTCCGTGTGGATCGTATTTAGAGGCAGGGTTGCCGATGCCGATGAACTGGAACCACGGATTCTTTGCGAGGTTGCCTTTGGCGAATTTGAGCAGCGCGTGTGAGAGCTTCGGAAACTCGTCACCAACCATGATTACACGCTTGTTGTGACAGCCATCCAGCTTGTCGGCGCTCGCCTTGTCCTGCGAATCTTCGCCGGCCACCAGAGAGATTCCAGCCTTGTCTGAAATCTTCCGTCCGTCTGCGGAAATCGTGCGGATGATCCCCATGCTGTCCACCAACTTTCCGGGCATGTGGTCCGCTGCGGAGTAGTAGTCCACAATCGATCCCCAAATCCGTTTCTTGGCTGAGCTTACGGTCGTGGAGGTGACGATCACCATTGTGTTGATCGGATCGCACAGCCAGTTGATGAGCGTCCAGATCGCGAAGAAATCCGATTTGCCGATGTTTCCAGGGCCGCTCACGCTCAAGTACTGCCACTTACATGAATGCTCCAGCATTTTGTCTGCCCACGGATGCCAGATGAACTCCTTCCGTTTGTTGTGTGACCCCCAAATCAGCAGTGCTGCCCGCTTGAAATGTCCGGCCTGCCCGAGTCCGCCAGCATCGACTTTATGACTCGCGCGGAAGCAGCGCAACTCGATGCTCAGGTCGTCAATTCCTTCCGGCCACTCAAGGTTGTATTTCACTGGCACGACCGCCCTTTTGCGGATTAGCGCAACTTTTGCAAGACAAACTCCGCGTAAGCTGTAGGAATACATGGATGCCGAAGAAAAACGAGGACGATCTACCGAAGCTGGCTGTGTACGAGAAAGTTGACCCCTGTAACCCTAGAAATTTCTCGGATGAAAAGATCATCGAGATGACGAAGGACTGGCCGCTGCCGCTCGTGATGGGTTGCGAACAAGCCGAGATACAAGAGTGTCGCGACCGTTTTGAGCGACACTGGATCACTGGTTCGGACCACGGGTTGAGCATGTTCATGAATCTGCGGGCGCGGTGGAAGCAGTGCCGGGATCTTTTTGAAAGCGGCACATCACTGGCGAGTCTCAACAGGATGTTCCGGTTCAGCAAGGAAAGCATCGTGCGGCGTTCGTTGCGGCATCATTGGAAAGTTCCAATTACCAGCCCGACGGCGATCAGGACTGAGTATGGAAAGTCGTGCGATCAGCCGATCAGCCTCATCACATCGCAGGAGGAGCAGGAGCTTCCAGCCTCCACGCAAGAACTGATGCGGGAGCGTCGGCTCCTGAACCTCGCGGGCGCGCAGTGGGACGCGGTGCCGTTCCGTGACCAGAAGGAAGCGTTGCGGATGCGGATTCACAAGCTGGCGCGACGGGCGCTCAGTTGGTACGAGGAACAGACCGATGAACAGATCGCGCAGGCCGATACCGTCAAGACCCTCAAGGAACTCGCCGCCATTGCGGAGAAGGTCGCGCCCGTCGAGGTGGAGCAGCAGCCGATCCGCGCTGGCGCAATGCTGCACGCCTTGGTGATGCAGGGCGGCGACGTGCTGCCGCCACGGGCGACGGTGCGGGAGATTAAAGCGGGGTAGAAAGATTTCCCTTGCAATCTTTCGGACAAAGTAGTTTGATTCGCGTCAATGAGCCATGACGATCAAACAGATGCAGCAAAAGGGAGGTCGCTCCAAGTCGCCTAAGAAGCTGCGCGCAGTGAAGCGCAACCTCAAGAAAGCTTGGGCCGCGCGACGCAATCGCCGATGACGTTCAGTGAGGCGGCAAGCATTTTCGAGTGATGCAACTGATTACCAAACGACCGGGACTGAATCTGAATTGCGTGCGCTGCAACTCAGCGGTGATTCTTGAAAAAGACGATGTTCAAGATAAGCTCGTTTATTTCGAATTCAGCACACATCCGGGACTGCAATCCACGCAGTTCTGGTTTTGGAGTTGCCCCGTGTGTCGTCACGACAACGCGGTGACACGACACACTCTCCCGATGGAGTGGCCTGCGTATCAACCGATTCCGCAATACGCCGCAATGCCAGCATGAGCCGCGAAAGCACGAAGGCCATGAAGCGCCGTTTTTTAGAAGACCAGTCCGGCACGCTGCCGTTCCGGTGGTGTGACGTGTTCATGGGCGACGGGATCGACATCGGATGCGGCGACGACAAGCTACCGTTTCCGTCGTGCAAGGGATTCGACACAAAGGATGGCGACGCCAACAAGCTGAGTGACTACTTCCCATCTGAGAGTCAGGACTTCGTGGCAGGCTCGCAAGCGCTCGAACACATGCACAACCCTGCGGCTGCGCTGCACGAGTGGCTGCGTTGCGTGAAACGTGGCGGATACATCGTGCAGACGATCCCATCGTGGGAATTATACGAAGGCATGGTGTGGCCTTCGCGCACGAATGGGGATCACAAATCCACATGGAGCATGTGGCAAAAGGGCAGTCCAGCGCCGCATCACTGCAAGATGCCAGAGTGGCTGGAGCAGTTCGGCTGCGAGGTGCTGATCTGTCGTCTCGTGGATAACGGATACGACTACAAGATCGGAACATCCAAGGATCAGACGTGGATTCCTGAGCATGGTGTTGAGGCGTTCATCGAATTCGTTCTGCGCAAGCCATGAAGACCCCGACACAGCTACTCTGGGAACGGTTCGGTACAACCGAGCATCCCGCCGAATGGGACGGACGCGACGGCAACGGCGGCATCGGCTCGCAGCGGTTCTGGGAGTATCTGTGGGTGCTGCAACAGATCGGTACGCCGCAGAGCGTGCTGGATGTGGGCGGCGGTGCTGGGTTCTTTGCTGCGATACTGAACGACTCGGCAATTCAAGCGAACGTAGTTGACCCGCTTCTTCCAGAATGGGGGAAAGCCGACTTCAAAAGCACACTAGAGCAATTCGTTGCAGCATCATTGACAGCAGACAATCGCTCAGGTTATGAATGGCTGGTATCAATTTCAGTACTCGAACACGTGCCAGACAAGCCCGCCTTCTGCGCCGCTCTAGACAGCTTCGACGCCCCGATTGCCCTCACGTTCGAGTTCGGGCCGGGATGCATCGAGATGCCCGAAGTGTACCGATGCTTGGCTGCCTTCAAGCGGCACCACATCACGAAGATGGAACTGTGCCCCGTCGTGGCCGACAATAGCGACGCCTCGCGCTGGCGTCCGTTCGGCATCGTGCTGCAACCGAATTTATGAATACCTTCACCGTCACGGTCGCGAACCGTATTCCGACTGAGCCGTACTACCACTACGCCAGTTATCTGAACAGCCTCGCGCGGTTCGGCGTGGTGCCGGAAGTCGTAGGACTCGGCAGGCAATGGCTCGGCCTGATGACCAAGCCGGTGCGTTTTCGGAATTGGCTGCGTGACCAGCACTTCGAGGAACAGGATCGCGTCATCTACACAGACAGTTGGGACGTGCTGTTCGCCGCCTCGCCTGACAGCATCGCGGCCAAGTGCGCAGAACTGTTCGGCGACGCTGTGGTTTACTGCACTGAAAAATCCTGCTGGCCCCTCGCAGAACTGGCGCATCACTTTCCAGACGAAGGCACGCCTTGGCGCTACCTGAACGGAGGGGCTATGTGCGGGCCTGCGTGGAAGCTGCGGACGATGTTTGAGAGCATGAATCTGGAGCAGTATGGATTCGACCGCGAAGATCTGGACAAGCCACGCATAGAGCCGAATGACGCGGTGCCGCTCGTCAAGGCTTTCGTCGAGCAGCCCGTGCTTGTGAAGGTGGACGCCCGCTGTCAGGTGTTCCAGTGCTTCTCGGAATGCAGCGCGGATGAATTCGAGATCACGGAGGCCGGCGTGAAGAACAAGCTGACCGGAACCGTGCCTGGAATCCTGCATTTCAATGGGGGCAGCAAAGAATCCTTGATGCCTGCGGTTCTGGCCGCGATGAATTTATGAAAGTACTGAACAACGACGAACGCGGCACCATTATCGAAGTCGCAAAGAAAGCTGATGTGCTTCTCATCAGCAGCAGGGTTGGAAGCCGCCGCGCCAACCATTACCACAAGCGATTCGGACATCTCTGCATCGTGGCAGAAGGATGCGTGCATTACTACGAGCGCGAGGTTGGCTCAAAGGAAAAACCAACAATGAAGGCATACGCGAAAGGCGAGACCTTTGATACAAGGCCGATGATGGAGCATCTGATGCTGTTTCCTGTAGAGACGGTTTTTTACTGCTACAGCTACGGCGCAAGGGACAAGGAAAACTACGAGGACGACACCGTGCGGCTGGCATTCCAACTGGACGAGCAATGATCACCGCACACCACAAATGCCGCCTCTGCGACAGCGGCAACATCGAGGAGGTCATCGACCTCGGCTACAGCCCGCTGGCGAACGCATACCTGACGAGCGACCAACTGGCCGACGTGCTGAGCGGCAAGCGCGAGGAAATCTTCACGCCGCTGCGCTGCTTCCTGTGCATGGAGTGCGGTTCAGTGCAGTTGAGCCACAGCGTCCCATCCGAAGTGCTGTTCGGCGACTACCTGTACGCTTCCTCAACGTCGCCGTCGTTCGTGCGGCATTTCGAGGACTTGGCGGTGCATTGCGTTGACCTTGGATTTGTGAAGGCTGGCGATGCCGTGGTTGACATTGGCAGCAATGACGGGATCGCGCTGAAGGCGTTTCAGGACAAAGGATGCAGGATTACAGGCATCGAACCTTCTGACAGACTGAGCGACATGGCGAACTCACGCGGGCTGGCGACGGTTTGCGAATACCTTGATCCGAAGGTTGCGAAATACGTCTGCGGTGGAATCGGACCAGCCAAGATCGTCCTCGCCACGAACGTCTTCGCGCACCTCAGTGACCTGAAGGGCTTCGTCGAATCCGTGAAGCTGTTGCTCGACAAGGACGGCATCTTCGTGTTCGAGAACAGCTACCTCGGCGACGTGGTGGACGACATGCTGTTCGACACGATCTACATGGAGCATCAGTTCTATCACTCGCTGACTCCTCTGGTGCGGTTCATGGAAGCAATGGAACTGCCTGTGTTTTACGTCGAACGGATCAATACTCACGGAGGAAGCATTCGGGTGTTTTGCGGACAGCGACCCGGTAAAGATTCTTCCGTTCTTGAAACCGTTGGCCGTGAGAGTCATCTGTGTGACCCGCGCACCTACCGCGCCCTCATGGACCGCATCCAGTGCTACAAACATCGATTGCATTCGGTGTTGCGACCAATTGGCAAAATGGCTGCGTTTGGATGCCCTGCAAAGTTCACCACCTTCACTCACGCGCTGGATCTCACAGAGCGGTTCGATTATGTCGTGGATGATTCTCCGCTGAAGGTCGGGATGTTCACGCCGGGAAGTCATTTGCCGATTCAAGAGAAATACAAACTTGACGGCACGGTGACTGCGTTCGTGTCCGCATGGAACTTCTTCGATCCTATCTATGAACAAAACAAGGAACGCACAAAAGGCTGGATTCGTCCGCTGCCGCAACTGGAGGTTCTGCCATGACTGATTTGGAACTGAAGGACTGTTATGAAATTGAAAGTTCGCTAGGTTTTTCGGCGCATAGTTTCACGGGGAAACGAATCCTCATTCCAGGCGGGAACGGCTTTCTCGGAAAGGTGTTCATCAACTTCTTCCAATACCTGAACGCACATGCACTCACTGCCCCAGTAAAGATCGTCGCGGTGGACAACTACATCGTCGGAGTGAACCCAGTTCAACAGTCCACCGAGCACGTCACCTACCTGACGCACGACATGACGACACCACTGCATCTTGCCGTGCGTGGACGGTTCGACTACATCCTGAACCTCGCCGGAATGGCGTCGCCTGCGGCCTACCAGAAGGTTCCGCTGGCCGTTCTGGACGTGAGCTACATCGGCACCCGCAACGTGCTGGAACTCGCGGCGATCCACGGTTCCCGCGTCCTGAACTTCTCAAGTAGCGAGTGCTACGGAGATCCAAGTCCTGAGAACATCCCGACTCCAGAAACATACGACGGGCAACTGAGCAGCACGTCGAAGCGTGCGCCGTACGACTGCGGCAAGAAGGTTCTGGAGGCGCTGTCGCACGTCTTCCGCGAGCACTACGGCGTGGACGTGTCGATCATCCGGCCATTTAACGTCTATGGCTACATGCACCGCAACGACTACCGCGTGATCCCGAACTTCGTCCATCAGGCACATGACTTCAAACCCATCCGCGTGTATGCGCCCGGCACACAGACGCGGACGTTCTGCTGGTACGGCGACTTCCTTGCTGGTGTCCTAACGGTGCTGTTGAAGGGGGGTGATTTCTGCTACAACGTGGGTGCGCAGGTTGGCGAGATCACGATGATGGAGCTTGCCCGCGCAGTCGAATCGGAGTTTGGCGGCAATGGGTTGGTGCAGATGGTGGATGCGCCGCCAGTTTACGTTCACGAACCGCAGCGTCGTTGTCCCGATATTTCCAAGCTGCGCGCGCTCAGCTACGAGCCGAAGGTGTCACTCCGCGAAGGACTCAAACGAATCCGCACATGGCTAACTTCTGCGTCATAGGCACCGGCCCGTGGGGGCGCACAGTGGCGGCGAAGATTCAGGAACTCGGCCACGAGTGCGAGTCGTGCAGTGCGCGCGGTGATGACTATAAGATGCTGATTCTGCGCAATGAAATCGTGTTTGTAGCCGCGCACCCTGATGTCAATGTGGCGATTGCGGAGTTTGCGATACAGAAGGGCAAGCCCGTAATTGTGGAGAAGCCGGTCGCGTTCTCCGCCACGGCTGTCAAGGCGCTGCTGACTGCGTCCATCAAGGCCAAGGTGCCGTTCATTGTGGACTACATCCATCTGTTCGACAAAGACCTCTTGAAGATTCGGGACGGCACTCCGCACAGCATGTCGGTCGCGATGGGTGGCGACACGGTGCGGGATTACTCGTCGCTCCACGATTACGGCAGTCACGCCTTCGCGGTCGCGCTGGAGTGTTTCAAGACCCCCGTGACGGCCATTGAGGTGCTGCACCCTGGCGAGGCGTACCGGCTACGGTTCGGTTCCGGAATGGCGGAAGTGTTTGTCGGGAACAACTGGCCTGAGAAAGTTGTGAAGGTTAGGGCCATCGGGCAGGACTGGGATTTGCTGTGGCAGGACAGCCGCCAGAACGATCCGCTCGCCGCGCTGCTGAACAAGGTCGTGGAACTGCATGAACATGGGCGCTACTGGAGCAATGGGAATCTGGCCTTTCTGGTCACGGCGCTGCTTGAGAGGCTGCACAACGAATCGCCCGTCTTGAAATGAAGGTGGCATTTTTCCTCTCATCCACAGGCGGCAGCCCCCTACAGGTCGGCCTTGATCGCGGCCTTGTGTCGCTCGGCCATCAGGTCGAGCCGTGGCGAAGTGACGGCGGCTACGATCTCATCGTCGCGTTCAGCCAGTCCGCGCACTGCCCTTACGTGTATCCCGAACCGCCGTCGTGCCAGACACCGCTCGTGTTCGTGGACAGCAGCGAGTATGGCTGGAATACTCGCTTCACTACGGAACAGCGCCGCTCGTTCTGTAACTTCTTCGCCGCCGCCTCGCTGAAGCACGACACAAAGGTTGAGGTCGAGACGTTGCGCCTGAAACGCTACCTCGAAGGCCGCAGCTTCCCGTACTTCCTGCGCGAGTTTTATTCTGACCTGACCTTTCCGTCCTGCTACCACCCCATCGACTACCCGCTCTACGCCCACAGCCTGTGTCCGGCACGTCCGAGCTTGGACGACTACGTTCGGCGGCAAGAAGACCTGTTCCTCAGTTGGGGCATCAGCCACCCGTGGCGGCGCAACCTGACCGATCTGCTGCGGGCCGCTCCGGTGCGCTCTACAGTGCTGGCCCTTGAGGAGAACGGCACACCCAGGATGCCGCAGGCTGAGATGTTCGCCCGCACCCACTCGGCCCGTTGTAGCGCCAGCTTCGACGGCTACGGCAGCAGCAGCTTCCGACTCACTGAGGTGATCGTACGGACGCTGTTGCTCAAGGGGCCGCTCTGCATCAAACTGCGTGAAGACCTGACCGATGGGCTGAACTGCGTCGAGTATCAGGTGACGGGCGACGGCGACACCTTTGTGAGCAGCAACATCGTGGAGCGGATGCTGTGGGCACTGGAAGATCCGGAGCGTGGCTTCCGTATCTACGAGGCTGGCTACCACCACTGCATGTCTCGCTGGACGGAGACAGCGACCGCGCAGTACTTGCTCGATACGGTGGCGCGGCACGACTACTCGCAACCGACGCAGCTTGATCTATGAGCAATGACTCAGGCGCAACTAACACTACCACCAAGAGCCATCGTGTTTACGGATGGTTTAAGTTCCGAGTCGGACGTAAGATTCAGGGCCGGACGCATTGCATGTCTTGCGAGAAGGTACAAGCCATTGGCGGGACTTCAAGATGACAGCTACTATTCCAGTCCTGCGTTTATCAAAGGATATTACTGGCAGAGAAATTATTGCCCTCTTATGACCAAGCCCAAACGCACCCACGCCGTCACCGATGCTGTCCGCGCCGGACTCGCCAAGGCCCGCGCTGCCAGAGCAGCTAAGGCTGATCCTGTCTTGAAAAAGGCGCTCAAGGAACTGGCGAACCAGCGTCCGATGAAAACAGATGAACGCAAGTCTCTTGATGAGTTTTGTAGGTCTGAGTTTCGGGCGCTGACCGAACTGAGTCTCGACGAAGTGATGGGCCAAGCCATGCAACAGCATCCCGAGATGCAGGACTACGTGACATGCTGGCAGGTGGCGCAACTCGGCATCGCGCTGCCGCCGTGCAGCATGGACGAGGCGGATGCGGCGCTGAAGCGGGCGCAGATGCGGCATCGTGTCACCGTGACGGGCGAGCAGACGTTCGTCCACAGCGCGGACCTTGGCGACATTATTGCGGCGCTGCCGGTCATTCGTGCAATGGGTGGAGGTAAACTCATCATCACCGAACTTCCGCAGGGTCCGTTCCACGGGCGCGAAAGCCTCAGGGGTGCCCGATTTGACTCACTGAAGCCGTTGCTAGAACTGCAACCTTACATCACCTCTGTTGAGTGGGGTGAATCGCCGTTCGGAGTGATCGATTTTCGCGGTTTCAGGCACGGCCTGCCCGGTGGTGAGAACCTGACGGTATCGCAGGCCCGCCACGTTGGCTGCGAGGACTTCAGCTTTTCCAAGTGGCTCGACGTTCCTGATCCGATTCCCGGCCCTGCGGTGTTCGCCCGTTCGCCTCGCTATTGGCAGCCTCGCATGAACTGGAGCATCATGTACGCTAAGCATCCGGACGCGGTGTTCGTTGGAACAGAAAACGAACATGCCGAGTTTCAGAAAGCCACCAACATCACGTTGCCGCACCGAAAGACCAAGGATTTGCTGGAACTGGCGCGAGTGATCGCAGGTTGTGAGCGGTTGTTCTGCAACCAGTCTTGTCCGCTCTGGATCGGGTTCGGCTTGGAGCATCCGCTGGTGCTGGAGGTGTCAATGGAGAACTCAATTCAGAACTCCATCATCGACAATCCGAAGTTCTTCTACATCGGCAACCAAACGCAGGCCGGGCGCGGAAACTGGCGCTAGTTCCGCTTCCAGCAAAATGACGGTGGTGGCGGAAGCTCTGATTCGTTCGGCACGATTGCTTCCAGCGGCGCGAAGACGAGGACCGACAACTGGCACCCACAATGCCCGCACGACTTCAGGCTCGCGCCGTGAACTGTGGTCTTGTTTCCGATGAAGCTGAAGATCCTCGCCGCCAGATCGGTGCAGCCGCCGCAACCTGGGAGGTACGACGATTGATTCAGTGGACACGTCACGCAGATGGCTGCGCGGCGATCCGCCTCCGCTTGATCGACACAGGTTCCGTTGCTCCACCAGTCACGAATCTTGGAAAAGAATGTCTTCAGGTCGTCCCAAGTGATGAGTCGCTGCTGTTTCAAGAACTCAGGCGTGTCGGTGCCGATACGACGACAGGCTTCGGCGCGAAGGCTTGGCGACAGGGCACGGCAGCACGCATCGCTGAAGACTGCGAGTTCGTTGTCGAACTTCAACCCAAGTTGTTTGCAACGTGCGTCGAACAATTCTTTAACCTGCTCTGCCGATCCAGCCCGCACCACTTCATCGGTGCCGGGTATCACGGCAGCGTCCCTCGGTGCTCCGTTGCGGCTCCACCAGTATTCGACGTTATCGGCCACGGCGACTCCGTTTCTCGTCCAGTGTGTTGCGCAGTCCTGGGATGCCAGACTTCAGGTACTCGGTCAGCGTCTCAGTCTGCCGCTTCACGGGTTCGCTGTTTTCATCCTTGTCTATCTGTTTCGCGATCCATTGCAGCAGCGCCGGTTCGATGCGGCTGCGCGCCAGTTCACCCCAGTACTTGTGCCGGTCGTTCGGACTCATGGCGGTGCTGATGTTGGTCATCTCTTTGATGAACGGAATCTGGTCGGCCAGTCCGACTGCGGATGCGTAGATGCCTGCGCCCATTCCCTGCGTTTCGGAATCCGCCTTACGCGCTTTGGATTCCGCGACCTTCCGCACGGTCGCGCCGACTTGCAGCATCTCGATGGCGGGGTTGTGCAGCAACGTGTGCGAAACTGTGGAGTCACCAGCCTTCACGTCGCCGGCCTTCAAGTCGTCATCCTGTTTCTTGCCGCGCTGGTAGTAGCCGCCGATGAACTGTGGCAGTAAGTATCCGGCAAGCAGCAGCGCGCTGCCGACAGAGCCTTTTTTGAGTTGCCGCATGATGGTGTCGGCTTCCTCTGGTTTCAGGTTGCTGATGCCTTCCTTAAAGGCGCGTCGAACCTTGAATCCGCCAACCAGATGTCCGGCGATGTAGTCAAACGCCTCCGCGACGATGTTGGTCGGAATCTTGACGATGGGGAACGTCGTCTTGAGGGCTGTTTGCAGCAGCTTCATTCCACGATTCACTTTGCCTGTGATCTTGTCTGGTTCACCCAGCGACCGCACGAACCGCTGGTAGCGTGACACTAGCGCGTTGTCGTGCATGAAGATCGCTCGCTGCGCGTCCTTGTAGGAGTCCACTTGCAACTTGGTCAGCACATTCGGGTCCGTCACATCCACACCATGATTCGCCGCAAACTCGATCCGCATCTGGAGGGCGCGTTCGTACTCGCCGCGCTTCGTTGTGCTCTTGAGTGCGCCGTGGATGCGTCCCGGAATCTCCCACCAGTCATGATCCTCGATGCGGCGCTTTCCTGACAACACCTCGAATTCGCTCTCGCCTTTCGTCAGCAAGTCCCAAGCATCCTTACCGCCTTTCGTGATGCCTTTCGTGATGGCGGCGATCTGTGCGGAAGTGTTGAATCCGCTGTGGCGCGGTGACGCTGCCGCAATGGCGTCCAATCCCGGAATCTTCGACAGTCCAGCGCCAACCAAATCTTCAATCGGCGTGAAGACTGCGCGCCAAGCTGCCGCTGCCGTGAGTTTCGCGAGCGTGACGGGCGAAGTGAGGAGGTTGAACCGGCTGGCTTTCGGGATGATGTCCAGAAGCTTCTCCCATCCGGTTCGGTTCGCTTGCTGTGCCTTGTGGTTGGCGCGGTCAAACTCCAGCTTCGCGGCTTCGATCTTAGCCTTCGTGGCGTTGGCCGCTGCGTCCAGCGTGACGGTCTTGCGCGGCTTCTTGCTGAAGTCACTGCGTGCCGTCCTGTCCAGCAGATCGGCCAGTCGTTTCTCGGCGCGCGACTTCCAAATCTTCAAAGCCACTTGATCTGGTGTCAGCTTCGGCTTCGCGGCCTTGCGCATGTCGGCCAACTGCTTGTTCAGTTCGGCCAGCTTCGCGCGTTTCTCTGCGTTCTCTGGTGTGTCGGTGCGCTTGGCACTCACCTTCGCCGACAAGTCGCCTGCCGCGATCTTTTTCTCCAGTGCATCAATGCGCTGATCAAGTGCGTCGCTTTCGATGCCGGGCTTCCGAATGGCTGCTTTCTGTTTAAGCAACGCATCACGCCGCGACTTCAGTGCCGACACCTCGGCAGTATCAGCCGTTGGTGTGCCGGGTGATGGTTCCAACTCGCCGGTGGCGATCTGTTGCTCCAGTGCCGCGATGCTCTTTTTCAGCGCGTCCTCTTTCGCGCCTTCAATCGCAGCGGTGTCGATGCCGAGCATGTCGGTGTATTCCTTACGCTTAGCCCGCACGTCCCTGCGCAACTGAGCAGTCTCGGCGTCGTCCTCCAGTGTCCGCTTGTTGGACGGAATCCGCTGCTTGGTTTCAAGTGCGCGTTGCAGTTCCTCCAGCTCATTGCGCAGCCGTGACTTGATGGCGTCACGCGCGCTCTTGAGTTGGTTCTCGTCGGTCGCCTCAAGGCCGAGTTCCTTTTTCACACGGTTCACCTCTTTGATGAGAGTGCGCTCGTCAGCGGATGGCTCGCGACGCTCTACACCGGTCTTGCTCGGCAGCTTTCCTTCCTTCAGCATGTCGTCGAGCTTCGACACTTGTTGCAACTGGCCTTTCAGATCGCGCAGCTTCACTGAGATCTCGTCCTTGCTCAGTTCGTGATAATCGCCGTATCCGCTAATCGCGTCCCGGATCTCGCGGTTCGTGGACTCTGGAAGGATTGGCTTCACGGCATCGTGCACCGCAGTCACCAGCGCCTCGCGTTCGGTGATGCCTTGCGCGACGAACAGCTTGGCAAGTTTCTGGATGTAGCCGCCGATGGCTTCTGGCGTGTCAGCTTTGCGCTTCAGTGAGTCGAGAACGTCCTGCTTCTTTTCCTCAACGGTCTGATCCTTTTTTGCGGTGCGCTTGACCTTTGGGCGATCTGGTTTCGGCACGTTGGCGTCCACGGTGTCGTCGAGGAACTTCTTCGACTTCTCAAATGCCTCGTCCAAGTGCGGTTTGATGAAGTCGCCCAAGTCTTCCAGCATCGCGGCGCTCCACTTCACGAAGTTTTCCCCGACAGTCAGGAGCTTATCCGCGCCGATGATCGACACGTCGTACAGGACTGTCGGATCAATTCCAGCCGATGCTTTGCCGAGTCGTTCACGAATGCGTTCACGCGCCTTCTCGGCTTCACTGTGCAGCCCTTTCTTGATTCGCTGATAGATGGACTGCGCCATCGGATCGGTCCTTTCCTGTTCGGCCTTCATCCTCTTGATCGCCTCGTCAATCGCCTCGTTCTTCACACGCTCCAGTTCGACTTCGCGGTTCCTCAAGTCCTGTTCGTGCTGCTGCTCCAACTTCACGATCCGTTCGTTCAGCTTCGTGACGTAATCGGTTTCCGCTTGTGTCAGTGGTTCACCACCGAGCGCGGCGCGGCGCTTGTTCAGCATATCGACCAGTGTGTAGTCCTCGCGCGCCAGCTGTTGGCGGAACACACCCAAACGTCCCCACTCCGTTCCTGCCGCCTTGGTAGCGTTGTCGATGTCGTTCATCCGATCCAACAGGACGGCGCTTTCGAGTTGCGCGGATGCCTTTGCTTGTGGCGACGATTCGGGATCGTTCACCACGTCCATCTCGCGGTAGAAGGCGTTCTGAACGTCGATCTTGTGCCGCAGCATGATGGCTTCCTCGGTGGCCGTCACGGTGCGTGGCTTGCCGTTGATCTCCGCGACCAGTTTTTCGCCGGCCATCGGGTTGCGCTCCAGTTCCATCATGGCGGCGTCCCACACTTCAGGATGCGATTGCCGTAGCGCCGTCATCATGGGCGGCAGCCCGCGCGCGACACGTTCCTCGTCCACAATCTCGTTCTTGGTGGCGGTGACGCGCGGTTCACGCACGCCCTTGAGCGGATTCACGACCGCGCCAGTTTCGCGACTGCTCAGCGGACGCAGCCTGCCTGGCGACGGTTCGTTGCTGTTGCTCGGCATCGGCCTGTCCTGCGGTGTGGCGGCGCTAGGTAGCAGATGCGACTCCAGCGCCTCCTTGGCGGCAGTCTCGTCCATCTGGTGTCCGGTGCTGCGGAAGTGCTCCAAAGCAGCCGCAATGGCCCGTGCGACGCTTCTGGTGGCCTTCAGGACGCCGATGGCGATGTCGATGCCGGTGTTCCAGATGGCGCGGAAGCTGGCGGGATCGAGGCCGGGGAAGATACTGATTTGCAGCGTGTCGGTCGGCTTCTTCTTCGCGGCTTGGAGGCGCGCGATGGCGGCGTCGATTGCGCCGGGTTTGTCGAAGATGTCAGCCTGTGGGTCTGGCGGCGCGAACATGTCCACCTCGGGGCGGATGTCGTCCTTTGCCAGCAAGCGTCTGCTCTGCGCGAGACGGAAGTCTTGTTCCTTTTGGAGTTCCGCTTTGGCTGCTTCGTCCGCGACTCGCTCGGCTTCTAGTTGCTCTGGTGTTTTCTTTGCGTCACCGATTGACATTTCTGGAGTGCCCCACTTCTCCAGTCGCACTGCGAGTTCGTCGGCGTTCAGTTGCGTGAACTTGTCGCCGCGCTCCACAGACTGCCTCAACCGATCCACCGATGTTGCAATGTTCCGGTTGTAGTCTGGCCCGTATTGCGTGTACGGCGCGGCGAGTGCCAAAAGTTCCTGCGGTGTCTTTCCGGCGAACGCAGTGTCATCTTGCGTCTTGAATCCCCCTGCTTCCGCCTTTTGTGCTGCGGCGATCTTCCGTGCATCTTCCTGCTGGCGCTGCCACTCAGCCTTTGCGCGAGCATCGTTGGGAGACACACCATCCGGCCCGCGCTGCGTAACGCCTTCTTTGCCAGCGCGCAGTCCTTCGAGGAATTTCACCACATGGAACGTGCCGCCCGCAATCTCGCGCGTCTCGCCAGTGTACTCGGCCTTGTCGCCGTTGATGTAGGTCGTCGGCGCTACTTCGCCGCCTGTCGCCGCAACTTCAGACGCATCAGCCTGCCCTTGGGTGTCAGCCCGTTGTTCCGATGAAGCTGCTCCAGTCTCTCTAAGAGGAAGTTTCGCGGTTTCGACGGGCTTGGCGGCGTCATGGACGAGGATGTAGTCATTGGCCTTCTCGGGTGTGTCGAGGCTAGGCCATGCGTCCTCTGGGTCAAGCAGGAATTCCTCGCCCAAGGTGTCCGGTTCCATCGCCGCCACAGCCTCATCGTGCGCCTGTTGCTTCGCCATTTCGGATTTGCTCTTGTCCACCATGTTGCGCAGCTTCGGCAACAGTTCGGACTGCGCGATGGAGTCGTCGGCGTGAAGGGTGGCGGGGTCGCCGCCCAGCGCCTTCATGGCGTCCTCGATGGCGAGACGCCGATGCTGTTTCTGCGCGATCTCCGCTGCGGTGCCTTCCATGCCGAGTGAGTGCGGCAGGTAGAAGCCGAGTTCCGGATGCGCTGTCACCAGCTTCTTGAACTCGGTGGCGTCCTTTTTGATGCGCTTCCGATCCTCTGGCTTCATGCCCTCGAACTGTTGCTCGTTCAGCGCCCTCGTTCTTGCAGCCTTGGGCAGCATCACGTTGCCGAGCGGCACGCTCTGTGTCTCGCCGCCTTTGAAGCTGACGCTCTTGTCGAACTTCACCTGAACGCTGTCGCCCTGCACATCCAGCACGGTTGCCTTGTGGGCTTTGTTGCTGCCCTTCCGCAGCGTCACCTCTACGGATGCGCTGGGAATGATCTTGGATGGCTGCACGGCTTCCTGTGCCGGTGTCGGCGCTGCTACCGATTCGGTAGGTTTCGGTAAAGCGTCGGTAGCTGAAGCAGTCCCAGCCGCCTCCACCGGAGCCTCGGTTGCCTGCGCCTTTGTCGCGGCGATTGGTTCCGGTGTTCGCTCAGGCAGCGGCGCTTCGACCGGCGCTGGCGGCTGGGGTGAAGGAGTTTCGAGTGGCTTCGCTACTTTCGATTCTGGCACTGCTGAATCGGTTTTCGGCAGCGCTTGCACGCTTTCTGTTTTGGCTTCATCGGGTTTCTTGGATTCGGGTTCAGCAGCCTTCTTCTCGGCCTTCTGTTTGATCTTCGTTTCGAGTCTCTTGATGGCAGCCGACACGGCAGTTATGATCTCCGCCTGCGCGGTTTCGGCGTGCGCGTCGCCGGTCTGTTCGTGCAGTTCCGCCCCGATGTCGTGCTGCTCTGCCGTCTGCACGAAACCGTCGTCACGGGCCTGTTGCGCGGCTTCTTTGGACGCCTCAGCGGCTTGGTATGAGGCTTCCGCTGCCGCAATGTGGGGTTCGGCCTTCACGGCTTCGTCTCGGAACTCCGCATACATGTCGGCGTCATCCAGGAACGACTCTCGTTCCTTTGGCTTCATACCCTTTGTGAAAACATCGTCCACCCGTTGCGTTGCTTCGTTGAGCGCTGCGTCTCCAATGGTTCCGTTGTCGCGCCGCATCCTCCATGACGCGAGCGCGAGTCGCCGCGCCTCCATCGTGTCGAGATACGTCTTGGCGTTCTTGTACGCCCCAATGCCGCCGATGGCTGCGCCCAGCCCGATGTCCATACCGAACTTACCGAGCGGTGCGCCCGTGCGCTTGCCGGTCTTGTAGTCCATCGGACCCAGCATGTCGTCCTTGAGCTGATCGGTGAACGACTTGTGGCCGTGCAGCATCGCGTCCGCCACTTCGACGGCTCGCATCGAAGCGAAGTTTGCCGCGCCGGCCCCAAGTGCGCCGCCTGCTGTGGCGACGTATGGGTTGTACTTGAGCTTCGGTGCCAGCATGGGCATCAGTCGCTTGCCTACGAGGTTGCCGGTCGCCTTGCCGACGACGTGCATCAGCGCCAGCTTCGCGGACTCAATCGCCATGTCCTTGAGGTAGCCTTTCTCCAATGGGCTGAAGGTCGTGCCGTGCTTGGCGCTGGCGATGTTGGCCGCTGCGGTCGTGGTGGTGAGGACGGCTTCAAGGTTCTTGAGGCGTTTCGCCGCCTTGAGGGTCTGTGCGGCTTTGCTGGCGACACTGACGTATCGAACACCCTTCACTGTCGAGCCGACAACTTTTGCCAGTCCGCCGAATCCAGAGACAGCACCCACAAGGTCGCCCGTCATGGCGGCATAGGGATGCTGTTCCTGAATCTGCTGTGCCCAGTAGTCGCGGATTGCCGCCACGTACGCGGCCTGCTTGGGATCGGACGGGTCGTAGTTGGCGGTCGTGAGTTTGGAGAAGATGTTTTGGACGTTTCGGCCGAGCAACGATGTCGCGAGTGAAGCGGCGGAGGTTGTCCATCGGTCTGCCGTCACGGACGCCGAACTCACGTTCTTGTTGGCGTACTTCCGAAGCTCAGTCTCGATCTCGTTCGCGCTCTTGTTCAGCCATCCGGTCTTTCCGGTCACGTCACCCGGCAGCCCTGACTGCGCGGCCACAGGTGCGCCTTTCTTGAACGCATCGGAATGCAGCGCTGCGGTGTAGGCGTCGTACCATTGCTTCGCCACGGGCTTTTTGTCTGGCGTCAGGTCTTTGATGTCAGGATGCGACTCGTCCATCGCGGCCTCCTGTTCCGCTGCGGTCATCGGGCGGTCGCCGTTCGCGATCATCTGCTGCGCGGTGTCGTGCTGTTGCTGATACAAGCTGCGGATGTGCGAGATCACGGGCGCGGGCACGTTCTGGTCGTGCAGCGAATCCAGTTCCGCGTCCTTCTGCTGGTGCCACGCAGTCATGGCCTTTGCCTGCCAGTCCTTCGGTCTCTCGGCGAAGAGACGGTTTTGCATCAGTTCATCGAAGCTGTTCAGGCCGGTAGTGGCGACTTCCTCTGGATCGATCTGCGGCTCCGGTGGTGCAGCGGCATTGAAGACAGTCGGCCCCACGGATGGGGTGGACTGCGGCTTGGGTAGCGCTTCAGGTTCGGGTGCGTACTCGACCATTACGCATCAGTGGTGGACTTCTCCGGTTCCACCGTCAACCTTGGTTCCTCTGCGTGCGGCACGATGAAGGGCTTCACGCCTTGCGCGATGGATGCGTGAACCTGCTGGATCTCGGGTTCCAGCATCCCGCCTGCGGACAGCGCTGTGTTGAGCGCTTCGGTGGACGACTCAACGTTGCCGCCGTCCGCCTTCACGGTCTCCATGTGGCTGTCCAGTGCCTCCGTGGCGGCAGCGTGATGATCCGCGACAGTCGGGGCTGTTGGTTCAGCGCTGGATGTCGGCATGAACTTCTTTAGGAATTCGTCCGTCTCCGATGCGGGCTTCGATTTCGGAGCGGTGACAGGGGTTGCTGGCTTCGGAGTTTCCGTGACTGGCGCGGGCGGCGGCGGAGACTGTGTTGCGGGCTGCGCGGTTGGCTGGGCTGGCATCGGTTGCGCTGTCGTATCCAGCGTCTTAAGTTCGTCCTGAAGTTTCTGGTTTTGATTCACCAAGTCTGCGGTCCTCGCCTTCACGTAGGCTGTGTGTCCTTCTTTTCCAGTCCAACCGTGCTGTGCGGCAATGTCGGTGTAGTTCTCGGGCCGCGTAGCCATCGCCGTAAGCTCAGAATGATTCTTGGCGATCTGGTTGCTCAGATCGATGCGCTTCTCTTTCTTCACCCGCAATTCTTCTGCCCGATCCTTCGCCGCTTTGGCGTCTGGATCAACCGGCTTCGGTTCCGCGATGGCGACCTGTCCGGTCGGCGTGACCGTCACGGTTCCGTTCGGCACCATTGCGCGCTTGTCGGCAATCTTCTGCTTCGCGACCGCTTGGTTCAGCCCGATGGTGTTGATGGAATGGAACGATCCATCCTTCGCATTGTATCGTGCGAATTCCCGCACCGCATCGAATCCGATGGTTTCTTCCGCATCGCGGTACTTTGCCTGTGTGACCTTGAATCGGTCCTGAATGCTGCCGGGGCCGTGCGCGAACTTCTGTCCTTCAGGTGTTCCGGAGGCTGCCCAGTAACGGGCGTCCAGCGCTTCGAGTTCTGAATCAAAGTCCGGATCAATCGGGTTCAGGCTCGCGACCGCGATCTTGTACGGCCCCATCTGCGCGAGCGCGTTCAGCTTTTGTTCCGCCTGAAGATGATCGCCGATGGCCTTCTCTGCCGCAGCTTCCTGTCGCGCCGCCCACTCGATTTTCTGCTGCGCAAATTTCTGCTGCGCAAACGCGCGCGCTTCCTGCCTGTCCTTTTCCACCTGAGCCTCGCGCTTCACTTCGTCGTCGTGACGCTTCGCCCTGTCGTCTGCTTCTCGGATGCGTTCCGCGAGCGCGCCGTTGTTGCCGTTGTTTCCGAACGGGGCGACCGGAAGCCTGCGGGCCATTGTGAATTTTTGCGCCATTAGGATTCAGGGATAATGGGTTTCGGAAGCTGTCCCGGCATCGCGTCTGGAAACAATGGATCAAACCCAGGCAACTGAAGATTGGCGTTGGCGACGGGCGCGACCGGGTTTGCGGCTGGCAACGATGGTCCGCTTGTAGCGAACCCAACGATCTTGCCGTCCTTGCTGGCGGTGCGGATGGTGTTGGAAGGCAGCGGTGAAAATGGAGTTCCAGTGCCGGCACCAACTGCTTCCGCAGTTTGGTCTGGAGTCCACCATTGGCCGACTGGCGGGATGCCGAGTTCGCCGCGCAGCAGCGTAGCGCGATCCTCCGGAGTCGCATCCGCCCACTTGCCTGCAAAGTGATGATTCAGAATGTCACCACTGCCGAGCGGCCTGCTCATGTCCACCCAGTTGCCGGTTCCGGGATTCCCGTCCTTTCCAATCCCGCGCTCCTGATAGACTCCATTCTCGGTGCGGGTCTTCGCGGTGTCATCCGCAGTCCATGTTTTCGGAAACAGTTTTGCCCATTCCTCATCACTGCTAAGTCCGGAACGCTGCTTTGGCGCGGTATCGCCCCATTCGGTTCGGAACTGATCCTTCATGCCCTCTGGGATGCGCGCCGGGTTTCCGCCGACGTTCTTTGGCGCGGCGCTGAACCATCCGTCCGGCAACACGCCGCCGTTATTGTTCGCCTTGTTGGCTCGCGCCTCGTGCCACTTCGACCATAGTTCCTTGTCGGGTTCTTGTGGCTCTGCCTTTTTTCCAGCTTTCTCATCTGCCAACTTTTTGTCCTGCGCGCGGATGAAATCTGAGATTTCACCCGGAGTGCGTCGGACAAGTTCGCCGTTGACGATCTTCCAGTGCATGTTGTCCTGACCGCCCGGCGGCTTGGGCGCAAACGGATCGTCCTTCGTACCTACCTCTGGATTTTGTTTCTGAGGAATCTGCACCGATGGTTCCGGTTTGATGATGCCGCGCAGCTTCATTGCATCCGCGTGCCCGATTGTCCCGTCGCCTGTCGGCGCTGACGGCAGCGCGCCCCATCCCGTTGAAGCAACGCCGCTCGACTTAACCTCCGGATCGTTGTTTGGTTCGCCGAGTGCCGAATTGTAACCGCGCACATTCGCGAGGGCTGATGGACGTTTAAGTTTTCCCATCGTTACATTCCTGGGGAAGACGGCCACGACTCAAGTTCATCCATATTCAGGAACATGGGCTGCTGCTGATTGGACGGCTGGAACTTCTCGGACTCCGCTCCCATTATCTTCATCGCCCAGTTGAAGGCATCCTGCGTGCCTTCCTTGTCCAGCGCGTTTCGGCGATCCACCCAAAGGGTCCAGTAGTAGAGGGCGTTGAAGTTCTCGATGCAGACCGGATCGTTGTCCAGTTCTGCCGCCACGTAGCGTGTACGGCACCACGCCACTGCCGCGTACGGATCGTCGCCGTTCGGGCCTTTCGGCACCTTGTATCGTCGGTACGTTGGCAGTTTCTCGCTCGGCTCGTATTCGGCGATCTTGTGCTCGTTTGTGGCCGGATTTGCGTCGTCCGGATCAATGGCGAAGACTGAGATGATTCCGTTGGTGTTGGGCTTGATGGCCTTCGTGAGTGTCGTGTAGCTGTTGGTCGTAGTGACGGTTCCCGCTGCTCCGGTCAGATCAACCGCTTCTCCAAATTGGATAATTCCTCCAACCGTTGTGCGTATAGGATTGCCACTGCCATTCAGTCCGCAAAGTCGGATAATCGACTCATCCACTTCCACTCCGCTTGCGGCGTCGGTGTAAAGTTTCAGCCGACATCCTGCCGCGTTCACGTCGCCGGGTTCTCGGAAACAGCACCATCCGTCCCCCATGTCGCAGCCTTCGCCAAGAACCGCGCAGTCGTCGGCGCTGAGGCGCGAGCCAGTACCCGCCAGCCCGAACTCGAACCATTCGTTTCGGATCGGCAACGGCTGCCTGTTGTTCAGCAGCCCCTCGCAGACCGCGTACCGTCTCGGCAGCGTCATGATGCCGTTGTAAACCATCACGTCGATCCGCTTCATCGCGTACGGATGCCGCACGAACGTGTCGGCCATCAGGCACGCCTGATTGATGACGTTCCTGCGCTTGTTCGACGGCACAGACGCCCATGCGTCTGTCTCTCCAAGTTGCCAGTCTGCGGATTGTAGGGTGAGCAAGGTTCGTCGAGGTGGCCGACGAAGCGCTTGGTCGGAAGGTTTGCAGCTTCGGCGCGACTCTATGGAGTCTGTGCGGCGGTGTCAACCACGAATGAACAGCGCGCCTTCGTTCGTGGACTGCTCTGCGAATTTCTTCCACGCAACGGCGTTATTCGGAAAACTCATCTCCGCCATCAGCATCAGTGCTTCCTTGAAGTTGGCGTTGACGATCAGCGCCTTCATGCACGCATCCCTTGCTTCGGAGCCTCGTTTTTCGAGCCAAAGAATCTTGGCGATGTAGAGCCATGCGTCCGCCTTCTCGGCTGGAAACTTGCTGTGCTGAGTGCATCTCAAGAATAATTTACCGGCGTTGGCATAATCCTTCCGGTACCAGTATTCACGGGCGAGGTAGTAAAGGTTTCGCGCGTGATCTGGATTGAGCGCAACCTGCTTGGAAAGAATTCGGATGTATCGATCCGGATCGAGTTTGTGTGCAGGGCTGTAGAGACATTCGCGCCGTAAACTGCCCCTCATTCCGTTTAGGATACTTTGATTCTCAAACAGGTTTTCGTGCGCCTCGCCCATCCAATGGATACTTGGCAGATTTTTCCACAGCACCGTGCGCCAGCGTTGCGCTTGATCTTGCAGTGCGATGGCATTGCATCTGGCCTCTTCGGCGCGGACAATCTCAGTCTTTATTTCAGCAATGCTGGAGATGATCCTGTGATCGGCGTCAAGACTCAGAACCCAATCACCCGTAGCCCGCGCCTTTGCACTGTTTCTAGATGCGCTGAAATCATCCGTCCAAGGCTCTGAAAATACGAGTGATGTAAACTTGCGCGCGATCTTCTGTGTGGAGTCGGTGCTGCCAGTGTCCACCACCACAATCTCGTCCGTCTTGCGAACGCTTTTCAGCGCGCCCTCAATCATCTCTCCCTCGTCCTTCGCGATCATGACAACCGAAAGCCTCATACTCCAGGCCAAAACACTATGAGGGATTGAGTAGCGCCGTCCCAGTCCAAGTAATGCAGATTGATTTGCGGCGGTTCAAACGGCGGCCCGGTCGGACCTATGGGGCCAGTGGGTCCGGTTGGTCCCGTAGGACCAGTCGGCCCTGTTGGACCGTCTAATCCCGTTGGTCCCGTAGGGCCATCGTCACCAGTCGGACCTGTCTCACCAGTCGGACCCGTGGGACCGTCGCCACCCGGAGTTCCGGCTGTGCCTTGCTGCCCGTCCTTGCCAGGTCCCGGAACCTCACCCATCGGCCACACCGGAGGTACGTAGGGCGTAACTGACGGCGCGAATGACGGCATTCGGCTCTCAAGCGGTCTCGTCTGTGGGCCTTCTTTCCAAGACGGAACCGCGTTACGCATCGCCTCGGCAAGACCGTCCAGCGTGACGGCTGGAGCGTTCTTGCTCGGCGTCGGGTTCGGCTGCCGCTGCATGTCCTTGAGCTTGTCGAGCGCGGATCGCTGATCCAGCTTTGCGAGCGCCTTCTCGGCATCACGCGCAGTTTTGCGCTGTGCCGCTTTCTCAGGAGTCCATTGTGCGTCCGGCATCTTATGGGTAAGGGTAAAGCCCCTCGATGATGGTGTACTCCCACAGCTTGAACCCTACCTGCCGATGTGTGATCTCAAACACCACCCATTCGTCAAACGGCGGAATTGTCTGAGTTGGGGTTGCGGGAAGCGAGGCGGTGTAGAAGCCGCCGTCGTAGAAAACGGAGCTTCCGTACAGCCCAACCGTGATCTCTGGATGGATGGTTTCGGGGATCGTCCATGTCCTTGAGTCGCTGATCGGCACACCGTCGATCCGAACAGACGCAAATCCCGCCACGATGGTGTCGGCCCGCTTGAGCCACTTCTTGATGGTCGGCAGGCCGGCGAAGAAGTTCGCACTGGTGGGGTCGGAGGTGTAGCGTTTCGTGAAGCGCGCCACACACGGACCCCGGTACGCCTGCTTGATGTACGCCCCCATCGCGATGCTGGCCGAATAGCCTGCTGATTCGGCCCGATAGAGCGTCACGGCCTCCAGCACGTCGGGCCAGTAGTTGTAAACGTGCAGCCCGTAGCTCAGGATGTCGAAGCGGTTGTCCAGATTGATCATCCAGTCAAGATTCCGCCAGTCCCGTTCCGACACGATCCGGATGCTGCGCAGCCCGTCCATCCCCATCGGCTTGTACTCGATCTGCACCTCGGAACCGCCCGTGAAGGCTGCCGTCATCTCGGCAGTCAGGAGCGCCGGAGTGGCCGGCATGGCGGATTGCGCGATGATCTGTTTGGTCGTGCGGGCTGCCCGAAAGGTCGTCTGATCCACGTCGCTCTCGGGAATCAACGGCCCATAGACCGGCTCGTAGATGCGGATCAGCGCGACGATCTTTTCCTTCTCTCGCTCGTAGGATTGGTCGAGAAGTTTCAGGTAGTATCCGACCGTGAAGGTCAGGCTGCTGTGCGTCCCTGTGGCGGCTGCACTGAGGACAAAAACAGTCCCGCTGGTGATGCTGACGACGGTTGCGCCTACCGGGATGTCGGTGCCGGTAATCAAAGCTCCGGGATACAGCCTGGCGGTGGAGGCGACCGTGACGGACGTGGTGCCGTTGGTTGCGCCTCCAGTCAGCGGCGTGGTGTCACCGAACACCGCTGTCGTGTAGCCGGGAATCGGACAGGTTGTTGTGAGGGGTGTTGCTGGAACTTCGGAGTTGCACGGGACGCGCCATGTAACACGAGGCCAGTTAATCAGGCCGTACGGGTAATCGGTTTTTGTGCCGAACAATTTAGCGGCAGCGAGGTCGCCAGAGTCCGACAAATCCGGCACCTCCATGAAGACGCGCGTGACCTTGATGAACAGGCTTTGCAACACCTTGTCGTCCACGTCTTCCTCCTTGTCCGGAAGCACCAGGATGCAGCCCGGAAACATTGCCTCGCTGTCGCCGTTCTTGAGTCCCGGATCTGCGGTGCCGAGCGCGAGCGGTCCATCTTCAAGATACTGCTCGCGCGGGTAAACGTACGTCCGTGTGATATGCGGGAACGCATTGCTGCCGGTCGGATAATCGACGGTGAAGTTGTAGTCATCCTGACGCTCCCGGTCTTTCGCGTAAACGATGATTGACCATCCATCGCCAACTTCCTTGTCCGGTGCGATGAGGCAAACCTTGTGCTCGGGCCACTCTATCCGGTACTTTTCAGGAACTTGGTCTCCATACTGCGGAAACTTGTAGCCTTGCCCGAACGTCTGAACCCGTTCGTAGAGGTAAACGTCCTCTATGGTCGGGGTGGAGAAAGTTGCCTGAAAGAGCTTCCCAGGCACCGGAACGGTCTGCGGCATCGCGTCCCGTTACACGAACCCGCGCTGCACGTCAACGACTCAGATGCAGTACTCGCAGATCCGCACCGCCCGATTCGGCTTCTGCTCGCGCAACCGGAGCTGCGCCTCAAGGAACCGCTGGCTCCGCTGTGCCGCGTCCTGTTGCTCGCGCTGATGCCGCTCCAGCGCAAGCAGCCGCACGGACTCCGCGATCACGGAGTCGGCATCTGTGGGCTGCGCGTTCATGGGGCGTAGGTTGGCGGGATGGTGAAGGAGTGTCAAGTGTATTTGTGGCGGTTATAGCATGAGGCTTTCAATCTCCCTTGCCAGTGCGAGAATCAGATTGCGAGTGCCGACACGCTGCTTTGATTCACAAACCAACGCATGAAGCGCCTTCGGGAAGTCCTTTACCATCGAAGGCTGTGCGGATTGAACTTGAGTCATCTCCCCGTTGCCTCGCAGCTTCTTGTACACGATCAGCGCATTCGCCATCAGACTCGCTTTGTTGCGGTCGTTTTTGTACCGTTTCTTGACGAACTTTTTGAACTGGTGCCGATCCAGTCTTGCAACAGCCTGAGCGATTTCCGGCGTAGCCGCCATGTGCGACTGAATCCTCTTTGGTTCTGACAGATTCGGCAGCGGCACCGCAACCATTCCGTCTCTCAGTAGCAGGACTGTTTTCTTGCGCAGTTCCAGTGGTATCCCAGCCCGTGAGATGTTGCCGATCTTGATGTGCTCCTCGATGCCTTCGTGACAACGGCGACAGAGCGGCATCAGGTCTTCGAGCGGTTCCTTAAAGATGCGGGCGTACGTCAGGTGGTGTACCTGCATCTCTTGCGCCGAGCCGCAGGCTTCGCATCGGTTGCCGCTTACGGTCATGGCGTTCAGGCGCTTCTCCTTCCACTCAGGGCTGTCCAGATAGTCTCGGTATTCTTGTGTCATGTTACTAGAATTGAAAGTTACTCACACCACTCGCCACGGGCACCCGCTCGCGAAGCTCGCTCTGCCTACTGCCGCAGCCAAGGACCGCCGCGAAGAACTCCCGCATTGAAGTGATTTTAAAAATGCGTGCCCCCCGCCCCCCCCCATTGACAAGAGCAGTGAAAAACTCCTGCCGTCTCATGTAGAAACGGCAGACGTTCGCCACTTGCTGAACCGGGAGCATGCCCATCCTTGCCGATTCCGATCACCAGCACCGAAAACAGTATCCGGGCCGATCACCGCCTGAGTATCGGGCTCGTTGCCGTTGCCGAGAAGCATCGGGGCAAAGAAAAACCCGCTCAATGGTAGCACACGGCGGGTTCTTCCTATGCAGTTTCTCGGCTGCCAAGCATTCGGGCTATTCGCCCAAAGTATGAAAGTTTTTTCGTCGCGTGCTACTGCGATACCGCCACTCTGCCGCAGCATCCGCACGGGCGCAAGAACTTTCTTTGGAAACTTTCAGCGCTTCCCGAGCAACAGATCCCACTCCGGAAACCCGAACCGGTTCTCGATGGTGGGACGCTGGCGACGATTCCGTTTGACGGCAGCGGGCGGCTGTGCGAAACGGGAAGTCCACGCTCGGTAACGCCGAGCACCGCCGCTTGGATTTAAGCCCATAAAGCTGAACTGAGCGGCGTTCTTTTTTCGGCGAACAGCGCGCTCCCCGAACTTCCTTGCATCCGTGTCGGTTGCTGCGACGGTGCGGCACTATGACGCTTCAACTCCTGTTCTGGATTCTCATGCTGCTCTGGCTCGTGTTCGGCATCGCGCCGACGTGGCCGGCTGACCGCAACTTCCGTCCGTTCGGCGGCTCACTGCTGCTGTTCGCTGTGATCGCGCTGCTCGGCTGGCAGGTGTTCGGCCCCGCACTGCACCGCTGAGGCTGGTGTTCCTCTTTACGGCGCTCGGCATCAGGCTGCCGTAACACTCAGAGTAGCGACTGCTGCACAAAGGCCGGACTGCTGACTCGCAGCGGCATCGTCGTGACGGGCGCGCTCTCAGGCTCGCCCAGCAGCCGGTCGCACCAGTTCACGATGCGGAACGGGCCGCCACCGAGTCCACTCCATTCGCCCGCGTATTCCTTCTGACTGGATCGCGCGGCTGTGTGGAAGCTGACCTGTCCGGTCGGGATGTCCACATACAGCACCCAGCAGTGCAGTGCTTGCGCAGGATCGCGCTTCCATCCCCACGTGATGCCGAGCGCCTGCGCGTGCTGAGTTAGCGCTGCATCCAGGTTTCCGAGCGACCATTGCTTGCGACCGTACGCCTCGCCCTTGAACCGCCGGCTGTATTCCTTGGCGCGTTCGCTGCACTTCGCCGCACGGAACAGGTTCAGCGCGATGGTGCCGACTGGCCCCAGTGCTTCCAAGCGTCCGTACAGCGCCTTGGTGGCGTCGCCGTTGCTGCCTTGGTATGTCGCGAAGGTGGTCACGGCTCTAAGCCTTCATCCTCGTCCTCTTGGTTCTTCTGCGCGTGAGCCATCAGGTTGTGCATCTTGAACGCCAGCACGCCAACCGCAGACGCCGTGGTGAGGTCGAATTCATCGCAGTAACGACCTACGAGTTTGTCGAGGTCGTCGGCAAAGGCTTGGATTTGGTCACGCTCAGTCATAGTCTCAGTTCATCACAGCCGCAGCCCCACGCTCAGGTGCCGCTGCATCATAGCTGCCACGGAATCTTCACGACACCGTGCATCTTGAACTCATCTGCGAACGCCTTCACGTTTTGCCCATAGTAGGTGACGACGCTGCCTTTCGTCACGCCCTTGAAAACCGTCCCATCAGGCAACAGGTAGTTGGTGCGCGGGGAAAGGAAGCACTGAGGGCGCTTCAGCAGTGGCAGGAACCACTTCTCGGAGGTGCAGGCATACGCGATGCTGCACGCCTCGGCGACGTTGCCACAATCGAATTCAGATTCCAGTTTGTTGATCCATGCGGCATTTCCGTGGTACGGAAAGTCGTGATGAGCATGTTTCTTTGTGCAGCCTGCTGGACAGGCCGCTTCAGCGCGCCCGAACGGATGATTCATCCACACCTTGCTCGGCGCGCCATTCTCCTTACACCAAGGTTGTGAAATGCCGCTGTTGTACCTTGTAAAAATGCGGGACGCCTTCACTCGCGAATTGGCTTCTCCGCTACTGGCCGGATCAAGATCGATCCTGCCCATGACGAGTCGCGCGCTGATGACGATTGTTTCTGGCGTGTAGTACTCCACGATGCCGGAATTTTGGTTGATGAGTTGAGCGTCGTTCATTTGAAAAGATTCATGGTTGCCACTCCCAGCCGTGCTGCTTCATATCGGCGGCCAGCACGTCCTTCATTTCGCGCAGCACCTTCTCACGAGTCATCCGGAAACTCACGCGGTCGCCGCTGTTCATCAGCTTCGTGGCCTGTCCCTCGGTGAGTTCCCCGGCTTCGTAGAGGCACACGATGGCGTGGATGCTCTCGGTCAGCTTGTCGCGGCGCTGTCTCATAGCTGTGGTTGCTGCGCCTTCATCATGGCGCGGTAAGCCTGATTCGTGGAGAGGTAGCGGCGACCGGGCTTGCCGGGCCGCTTGGACGGTGCGCGCCAGTAGAGGCTCATGGTCTGGCATTGCAGCCACGGGTCTTGCCGGTTCGTCGGATTCGGAACTTCGCTCGTCCATCCGGCGAGCATCAGCGGCACGGCCTGTTGCTCGAAGTCTTCGCGGCTGCGCTGCTGCATGTGCGCCAGCCCGAGTAGATCAATCAGCGGAGTGACGCCACGATCATCGTTCACGAGTTGGCAGTACGTCTTCGGATCGATTCGGATGCCGACAGTTTCCAGTTCTTCAATCGCGGCCTTGCGGAATTCGTCCTCATCGAACATCTCCAAGGCTTCCGCGTAGCTCATGCCCTCGCGTACGAACCGCTGGAACTCGTCTCGCAGGATGTCGATTGGCGTGCTCATGCGCGACGATTCCAAGCGGCAGCAGCTTCGGCGGCGGTGTAGCGCAGGTTGTTCCAAGTCTGGACGCCGCATCCGTAGCAGCAGACCCGGTAGCCGCCCTCGCTCAGTTCTTCTAGCTTCGGCGTCGAGGTGCACGGCGCACTGCGCTTCATTTTCGGATGATCGGGCAGCCACGCGCCGCCACAGAACGGGCACGGCAACAGTTCGGGTTCGGCAGCAAGGTCGCTCATGGCGGCACTGTGGCGCGGGGTGGTGTCGGGGTCAAGTGAAAGAAAAAAGTATTTTGTTGTTGCATGAAATCGTGGCGCGTGTTTCTGTCTCGCAAATCCAATGACCAAACCCCGCAAGAAACTAGGACGCCCGAGACAGATTCAGGAACCGCAGGTGATTCTCTCGGCGAAGATCCGCACGAGCACGAAACAGAACATCGACCGGGCGCGAAAGCCCGGCAACCTGAGTGTGCGGCAGATTCTTGAGCAACGCTTTGACGCATGAATTTATGAACCAATCCAAGAAAACCAAACGCCCACGCAGCGCCGCAAAGGCTGCCCGCGCCAAAGCGCACACCGAACGCAATAAGCGCAACGCCAAGCTGCGTCGCTCGCGCCGACGCGAAGAAATCCTTGAGGGTCTTCGCACCGCGTCGCCGACATGGTGGCGAAACTACCGCAAAAGCCAACGCGCATGACCCCGACACCCGCCACAGCCCCCAAGCAGCGCGGGCTGCTGCCGCAACGCATCCAGCTACGGCGCACGCGCGGCTGGAGGATGCCGACGAATACCGTGAAGGTTGACCGTACTACGAAGTGGGGGAATCCGTTCTACGTTGCTATCGCGCCAGAGGAAGGAAACTTCAACGACAATTACTGGTGCCTCGGTGCCGAAGAAGCCGTGGCGAAGTTCCGCCGATTCCTTGGCGAGACAACGAAAGGCGCGCGGCTTTTTGACGAGGCGAAAACAGAGCTTCGCGGCAAGAACCTAGGATGCTGGTGCCGCGAAGGCGATCCGTGTCACGGAACTGTGCTGCTCGAAATCGCCAACAGAACGCCATGAAGTCCCCGCTCGAAATCAGCATCGCGATCCACTACGCCACCCATGCGAATGCGTTTGAGCCGCGCACGGAACTATCGGACGAAATCACTGTTCAGTTCGTGCATGACGACATCCTTGAGCGGCACGACCGCGACCAACCGTACACGTCCGATTACCGCGCAACCGAGCGCGGACAGGCTTGGCTCGACCTGATCTGCGCCACTCCGTATCCGGTCAGCAAATGGATCGACCCGCGCAACCCATGACGCTCCAGAAACCAGACGGCACAATCGAGTTCGGCTACAGCGCGTGCTGCTGCCCGCCAGGCCCTCGTCGTCCCGGCCAGCACACGAACTGCACAACCACATGGTTCCGCACGAACGGCGGCGAATGGCGGCGGTTGGTTCGGCAAACGCACGTCAACACGCTCGCGCGGGCGGCAGAAACAGTTGCCGAGTTTGAGGCAGCGCTGATTGAGAAACCAGAGCCAGAAGCCGGCAACGTGACGGACTACCTTCACAACCCATGAACACAGAACTGGAAACTTTGTCGCAGGAGACGAAGCGCATCCGGCTGGCGGAGGCGGCTGGATGGAAAGTCAATCCAGACCAGATGCTCGCCCTCGCGTTTCCCGACCAGCGAGTTGACCCGACAACCGGAAAGATTCAAGTGATCCCGCGCTACTTCTCCAGTCTGGACGCCATCGCGCAGATCGAGGCGACGCTGACTGAGCCTCAGCTTCAACGGTACGGAGACGCGCTACAGGACGCCGTGAATTATTACTGCGTCGGATACGTGCCGAACCACGGGCGCGACCTCGTATCATTGGCGCGCATTGCAACCGCGAAACCGGAGCAACGCTGCGAGGCGCTTGGGCAGACGCTCGGCCTCTGGCAGCCGGGACAGTAGCGATGAATGCAAAAGACGAACAAGTTGGCGGCAGTCACTATAAAGGCTTGGCGATCCAGCCCGCTGAGTATTGCCAGCGCAACCGGCTGCCGTACTGCGAATCTAGCGTCGTGCGCTACGTGACCCGCCATCGCGAAAAGAACGGACGCGAGGACATCGAAAAGGCCATCCATTGCCTGCGCCTGTTGCTGGAGATCGAATACCCGAAGCCATGAACCCGAACCTCGCAGCCCAGATCCGCCTCCACGAAGCCGAGCGCAAGCAGCGGGACGCCGAGCAGCAGTTGCGTGATGCGCGGACCATCGCGGCACGGTTTCCGAACATGAGCCGCACGGCCCGCGCGCGAAACAACCCCTATGCCAACCACCATCACGCTACGACTCAAGTATCGGCCACCGAACCCCCGCAACCAACGCCTCCACTGGCGCGTGACCGTGAAGGAAAAGCACAAGGCGCAGGATGCCCTGCTGTCCGCTTTACTCTCCGCAAGTGCCGGCCATTCGACGTTGACGGGAAGTACACCGCAATCAAAGACCTGTTGGACGGCTTACAATACGCTGGCCTCATTCGCGGCGACAAAGAGGGAGAAGTCAGTCTCGAAGTCGTGCAGGAAACCGTCAAGACGAAGGCGGAAGAAGAAACGCTGATCACCATCACATACCCATGAACGCCACAGAGCACCCAACCTACGAAATCAAAACAGTTGCCGACTTCCTCAAGGTTCCAGAGGATCGTCGCGCCGCCTGTCTGAAAGAGTTTGTGGACTTTCTCGACCTCGCTGGAGCGACCCTCGAAATGGCGAATTCGCTTTCGGATCTGATGAAACTGCCCAAGGATCAGAACCGCGTCGAGGCGTTCACATGGATCGACGACGGCGAGCAAAAGAGAACACTGAACTTGATCGCAGTTCCCGACCCCGACCCCGCCTCCGCCACCAGCGCCAGCGCTGAAGCCGCGCCGACGCCAGAAACCGATGCAGCGAACGAAGCCATGCTGCACCGTTACATGGTGCTGCCGATGCCGTGTCCAATGACCGAGTTTTCGCGCTGGATGGAGCGGCAACGGGACGAGGCTCGCGCGAAGATGAAGGAAACCGCGAAGGACTTTGAGACAGCCTTCCGCTTGGTGCGACTAGAGAACGACTCGCTTCGCGTCGAACGCGACGCCTTGATCGCCAAGCACACGCATCAGATGCTGGACGACAGTAGCACCATCGACCAGCTACGCATCGACCTCGCAGCCGCACAGCACCAGAACGAAACCTTGGCCGCCAGCAACACCACGTTCCAGCGGCTCTGCGGCGAGGCCCAGGACGCGGCGGCGGAGGCGTGTAGGCAGCGGGATGAGGCGGTTTCAGAGCGTGATGCGCAGCGCGATTCCGACAAGCGTTTCCGTGATGCCGCGTGGCGCATGGGTGAATGGTCCCAAGCTGGCGCTCCCAAGGACGACCAAGGTAATCCAATCACATGGAAAACAACTATCGAGCAACGCGACCGAATCGCTGCGGCCTTGCGACTATGCCGTGGCGCGCTGAAGCTTGCGATGCAGAATGCTTCTGGATTCCTTGAACTGGAATCGGCTGAGTCTGCCGTCGCCGCAGCGGATGCGGTACTGGACGCGAAGGAGGCTGAACCGGAAAGCGTGGCCGGGCCAAGCGCCGGCCAGTGCAACGACATCCTCGGAAAGCCGGGCCACTACTGAAACCCATGATCGACCACACCGCCGCCGATCTGCTGCGCCGGATCGACCGCTACCGAGCCAGTCTCGACGAACCAGCGAACGTCACGGTGCCGCTGCCGCGCCGCTCCTTCTGGGGCCGTGTCGCACGGATGCCGCGCGTCTGGCGGCACTGCTGGGCGTTCGGGCGCGCCCTGCCGCTGTGGCAGAGGGTGCGGCTGTGCTGGCTCAATGTGCGGTTGCTGTTCAGGAAGCCATGAAGCCGCCACGATACACTGAAGTGGGTCGGTATGCCTATCACTTTTGCTGCACCAAAATAGAGCCTTACAGCCAACACCTGATCCAGCGTGCGGAGTTGTCGAAATGCGCTGGTGCTCCGTGGCTCAAGGAAGGCGCTACACATGGCTGTTGGTGTTCGGCTTGGAAGAAACAAGAGGACGGGACATTTTTGCATTGGCGCGATGGCAAGTGGCAGGCACCGCGACGTGGCTGCATCAAGAGCAAGCCAGTGCTGATCCTATGAAGCCGCAACGACGAAGCCGTGGCGCGGGGACGAAGCTATGATGCTGTGTATGAAGCTACGAAAGCACATTCCGGCAAAGGACATGACGCCCGATGAACTGAAAAAGGTCAGGGCCACACGCATGGAGTTTTACTACAGGAATCGGGACAGAATTCTGGCGGAACGTAAGGCGACGTACCCACTGAGGGCAGAAAAGGCCCGCGCCAATGCCGCCGCATGGCTCAAGGCGAATCCTGAACGTGCAAAGGAAACCGCACGACGATACCGCGAATCGCACCGTGAGGCGTTGAATGCCGCACAGTTGAAGCGGTATCATTCCGATCTTGAAAAGCACCGCGCCAAAAATGCTGTGCTCAGAAATCAATTTCGGATGAATCTCCGAGCAATGGCGGCATGGAACTCAAAGAACCTCACCGACTCTTACGTGCGCAACCAGCTTTCCAAGTACTCAGAAAAGAGCACGCGCGAATGGACCGCGGAAGAAGTGTCGGCAAAGCGCGCGAAGATGATTGCGAGCAGGAAAGCCAAAGCAGAACGGCAGGCCAATCGTGCGCGTGTGATCTCGCCAAGGCTTTGTGAGTGCGGGTGCGGGCGCGTTACCAAACAAAACCTTTATGATCGACCCAGCGCAGGAATTAAGGCCGGCGATTACAACGCCTTTCTGATTGGACATCATCCGGCTGACGCTGTGGCGATTTTGCAACTTTCTCAATTCGCTCTAACCCAAATAAAAACATGAACCTGACCAAAATACCCACAGCCCAAGAAATCGCAGATCGCATCCGCTCCATCAGCGACAATCTGCTCGAAGTCGCCAAGGACATCGCCGCCGCCCTTGACCTGAATCCGGCGCTCGCCGACGAATTACAGGCGTGCGGCATCAACCGAAACATTATTCATCGCCTTGAGCGGCTCGGTCGCGGCCAAATCCACACTTCGCTTGTCTTCTCCACGACACCTGGCGGACTGCGGTTGGTGAGCGCACCGATGAGCGAACAGCAGAATGCCATCACCAACGGAGTCGAAGTGCTGGACGAAAACGAAACCGACACGCGGCTGATTCCGGTTCACGAACTCTCGCAATCGCAGGCCAGCCAGTGCATCGCCCGAGGAGCCATCCGCAGCATTTCAGAGCAGCGGACATGGATTCGGAAAAAGAAGTCCAAGGTCGCGCCCGCAACGGTGCGGGAACAGGACTTCAAGGTTACGTCCGATGCGGTGACGATCCATCGACCGGGCAAGTATTCGCGCGAGATCGTGCTGTCATGGATCATTCAGATGGGGTAGCGCCACGACCGCAAAAACTGAACCGCGCCTCAGCCCGGCATCCGCTGCCCACAGTGCGGACACAGCGGCGCTGAAGTAGCTTGACATGGCGGCAGGACCGCGCCAGTGTCGGACATGTCTGCAACATCCAGACTCCACTCAGCAAACGCCGGAGGCGTGCCGTACCTTTTCGGGTTCGGGATGTTCGCGCCTCCGGCACCTGCTGGGCCGTGAAGCACCGTCGCCCTCCCTTACCGCATTGGAGGTCGCCAAAAGGAACGTGCCGATGGTGCGGCGAGCTCGTGCTGAAGGTGGACGGCAGTGCCTCGACGGGCCGCTGGCATCCCGCCTGCGTGACGGCCTACAAGATCGCCGCATGGCCGGCAGAGGCGCGGGTTGCGGTGTACAAGAAAGACAAGGGCCGCTGTGTGTGCTGTCGCCTGCGAGTTGGAGACTTTCGCAACATCCTGAACGCTTGGCACTGGAGCGTCCGTCATGGCGTCGGCGCGACGGTTGAGCAAAGCGGACAAGCAATCGCAACGCTGAATCGACACGCGGCACGGTTGAGGACCGCATGGGAGTCTCGGAACCGAAAGTGGCAGTGCGACCACATCGTAGAGCTAAAGGACAGCGACCGCAGTCTCGCGCACTGGAGCGTCGCCAACATGCAGGTGCTGTGTTGCGCCTGCCACGCGGCCAAAAGCGCTGCCAGCAGGCGACAGCGCAGCCAGAAGGCCATCCTCAGCCCCAAGCCGACCGCTCCCCAGCAGAAGGAGCTTTGGTGAAGTCGTTCCTCAAGCCAAAAGGCCCGAGGTTCGCCAAAGCCTTCAAGGTGCTGTTGCAAGATCCCCGCATCAGCCCATCGGCCAAGACGCTGCTGTTTCTCCTCAAGGCCCACGCCGACCAAAACGGTCGCTGCTTCCCGTCCCTGAAGACGCTCTGCGGTTGTCTCGGCGCAAGCCGCAACTCTGTGCTGAAGTGGCTGAAGGAACTGGTGGCGTTCCGCCTCATCCGTGTGGAGCAACAACACATCGGTGCCGCCCACCTCAACAACATCTACTGGATCGAAGACCTGCATTTCGCCCAGCACCTCGCCAAACCATTCAGGCGGTAGTGCAGATTTTGAACCACCCCCTAGTTCAAATTCTGAACCCCAAGGAGATCTAGTTGAAGCAGAAGCGGAACCGCTGCCGAACCGTTGCCGCCGCAGCCCTGTTGCGTGACCGCTACGGCGTCTGCGCAGCGAACATGCGGCTGTTGCGAGATACGGTTCAGGAAGGTTAAGGACACGCTGAGGCCAAGGGACAATTTTTTACAGGAATTTTTGTGATGGCTTGCCTACTTATACGTATGCGTACCACGTTTCCCCCTACCGATCCACCCTCCCCCTGTCACTGTTTCCAGCCCCGCAGCAGCCCCGCCAGCAGCGGCGCGGCTCCTCGCTGCTATGCTGCGCCCATGTGCAGGGCCGGCGCTAGCACGGGGCTGCGGTGTAGCGGCTGCTGTTACTGTAGCGGCTGGAATGCAGGTGATCGGATCGTGGCCGTTCTGCGCTGTTCTGCTCTATGGTTTGTCGAGTGACGTTGCGGGACAGGCACTTACGAAGCAATTCCACATGACCGATATTGTCAACCGGTTATCAGTTCCACAGCTTTTCGAGATGTTCCACGCGCAGTTCTTACGGCGGCTACGTAAATAGTCGAGTTGTCGCGGACTTAGCGTAAGTTCTACGTGGAACATGGGGTGGAACATGAAGGCTAGATTCTATCCAGCTGGATACTTTCTATCCACTGCGCTAGTAACGCGCTTGTGCTGTTGCCGTTAACGCCTCGCATCTCGTGCTCTGCCGCCGTTCCATGAGTCGTTCTTGCTCCAGTTCTCGGCTGCCCAAAGCGGTTGCAAGTTGGTGAAGTGGAAGCACGCGGCTTGCTCTTTGGCGAGGAGCAGGTTGAAGCTGGCGCAAGGCCGGATATGATCGACGTGCCACTCGCCGTGATTCTGCCAAGTCATACCTGGCTTGAACTGCTTCTCGATGTGCGCTCGTAGTTCATCTGATGTGCATCCGACAAGCTGCGCGGATCGGCTGTGCTTGCGCTTGCCTCTCAGGGCTTGACCGGCGCGAGCGCGAACCGTCATCATCATCTTGAATGCCGGATCGTTCTTGAGCCTGTCGCGTACGTATCGGAGGTTGTTCACGCGCTGATTCTCGTTCAGGTGACGGCGAGCAGCCTTTACGAATACGGGATCGGACTCTACGCGGCGGATGATCGGCCCGAGTCGGTCAAGTGTGCCGTCTGGGTTGCGTTTGGTTTCCGGCTTGAACAGCGGAAGCAGTGCTTGTCCTTTGTGGCTTTGGGCTGGCGGCGGATTCGGGTATGGCATCCGCCACAGTGGCACGTTTCCGCAGCTCTGCAACGCGCTGTACGCCCCGTGGTACGCCTTGAACTGCTCCAGTCGGCTCTGTTCTGCGCTGTCCTGGTCTCGCTTTGTGGGGTGGCTTCTCTGTAGCGGGCCGCCGGTTGGCTCGTTTCCTTGGCTGTCCTGCTATTGCTTTGGGGCGGCTCGGCATCGGTACGCGACAAGCGCCGGCTTCTCCGCGTGAGACTGGCCGGCGCTTGAAGGTGAAGGCTGTTACTTTGTGGCGAGGGCTGTGTGCGTGGCTGCTGCCAGTTTCCGCTCTGCGATCTGCTGGGCTGGCTGGGTGTAGAGCGCGACTGATTCAATGATTGCGGACTTGGAGGCGACGCGCAGGGCTGCTTCATGATTCTCGGCGCGGATCAGTTGCGAGCCTTTGCGTCCGCGCTTTGTGCCGGTGACTTTCCAGAGCCTCACGACTCGTCTCCCTTCATCGCATCGGCCAGCGAGGCCAGCGAGCGGTTTGTCCGTTCTTCGTTCGGTGACTGTGCGGCGCTGGGTTGCCCGGTTTGCTTGTCGATTCGTAGGGTTGCGGGCGCGGGCGGCATGGTGATGCGTTTCCAGAGCAAGCACACGTCCCGGCTATCCCGGTATCCTGCCAGTTCGGGCCATTTGGCGATTTGGTCCTTGGATGCGTATTTGACGCGGGCCGGCGCGCCATCGTCTGTCTCGCTCCATGCGTAGTGGTACTGATTCCACCATACGGCGATGCCCTTTGCCCTCGCGTCCTCGATGTCGGACTCGCTGAACCGTTCGCCCTTCTCATTTCGGGACGTGTTGCCGATCACGCACTCGGCGCGGTCGATGCTTCGGAATTGCTGGCCGTTGATCTGTTGAGCCTGGCCGATGATGTCACGGCGCGCACCGACCGCTAGCAGTTCGTATCGTTCGCCGCCGATCTTTGCGGTGCGGGTTGGCTGTTCCGCGCCCTCGACTCTCAGGCATCCGTGGTTCTTTCCGCCGCAACTGCAACGGCATTCATCCTCGCGGGCGTGCCAGCAAGGTTCTCCGCAAGTGATGTCCGCCCAGACTGAGAACGTGACGCCCGGAATGCGGGGCGGTTCGAGACAGATCGTGAGGCTCATGTCAGTTGCCCTCCTTGTGCGCCAGTGCGGCCTTGGCTCGGGTGATGTCGCCACGCTCGCAGTCCCTCGGCGATCCAGTCAGTTCGAGCAGCCGTTTGTCCATTGCTTCGGCTCCATAGACCAGTTCTTCGAGTGCCGTCCTCAGCTTCGCCGCTTCCGCCTCATGGCTCGCGCTGGCGTTCCGGGCGTTGTCGCGCTGGCTGACCAGGATCGCGACGGCTTCGGCGGGCGAGCAACCTTCAGCGGCTTCCCCGAGTTCTGCGCGCAGAGTGCCGATTGCATCCCAGCAACGTGCCGCGTGCGTCTCTGCCGTGGTTGTCAGCGGCGCGACTCCTCCGCACTCAGGGCAGAGTGAATCATATTGGCCGTGAGGCTGCCAAGGTCCGAGCTTTCCGCATGACTCGCAGGCACCATGCGTCACGCTTGCCAGTCCAGTACCGCCGATCGCCTTGTCGCCGGGCTGCGAGCCCCAGAGCGTTGCGCTGCTTGCCGGGATGCGGTCGCTCGGCGTGTGTGCCGGCTGCGCTGCGGTGGCGGGCACGGCAAAGCTCGGCTCCGGCTCGATGTCCGCACCTTCGCAAAGCCGATCCGCGTAAGCATTCACTTCGGCGAGGTCGGTTTCGAGGCTCGTTCCGTAGTCGCTGATAACGTCGTGACCGTCGTTGCCCATGACGAAAAAGACGAATGAGCCTTTGCCGTCCTTGTTGGTAATCAGTCTCGCCTCGTCAACTCCCATGATGGACTTGATCAAGGCCCGCTCATTGCCCATGCAGAGTTCGTCGCCGTCCCCGTCGTCAACCTGCAACGTGTAGCCTTTGGCTGTCAGGGCGCGGATCGTGGATCGGATGATCGCCACTTCCATCCGAGCACGGCGCTTGACGCTTGGATCGTGGTTTGCGATCATGGCTTCGGCAAACTGCCGGTCTGATTCTGTTGCGGCATCCGCGACGGGCGCGGGGCTGCTTTGTGGCGGGCGCTCGACAAGCATCTGGTCTGCCTCGTCAAGTGCGCCGTGCATGGACTCGCCGCGTTCCGGCTTCCACGTGCAGCCGGTTGAACCGTTGGCCAGCTTCACACCTTGCAAGATCAACTCGCGGCCTTCTTGGAAAAGCTGCGTGCGGTTGAGGCTGTGCTTGTCGCGGAGTGTCGCGATGCGTTGTTCGATAGTCTGTGCGCCGGTCGTCGCTGGCGCTGCGTCTGGTAGTGGTGATGTAGTGGGTTTCACGCTGCTAATCTGAACGAAACCGATTCCATTCGCAACAACAATCTTGCACTTTCTTTCGTGCCATGCTGTTCTTGTTTCTAGTTCGGTGCGGATTCGTTTCCGTTTGGCATGATGCCTGCTACGGAACTGTTTTCGCTCACGATGCGAAATCGTTTCCAGTTGGCACGCATCTTGTATTTGACGGATTCGGTTACGTTGATACAGTGTCGCCATGACTGAACCCACGACAGAGCCACAGAACCAGGAACCCCACAAGTGCCGCGCCGCGCAGCAGCTTGGACGCCGCAACAAGGGCGTCCCAAAGAACATGAGCGCCGAGGCTTTTGCGCAGCGTCGCGCTGCTGCTGCCGCCAGCGTTGTTGAGAGGAAACAGAGGGCGCAACAGAGCGGAAACGCCTCTCAAAACACCCCTTGAAAAAAAGATCGAAATAATCCTTGCGTAACGAAAACGCTTCCGTATTGTGAGGACGTGAAACACAACCTGACTACCACTAACGCCACGGCGCGATGCAGCCGCAACCTGACCCCCGAACAGACCGCGAAACGCGATGCCCGCCGCGCAGCGCTTCAGGCCCTCGCCAAACAGATCGCCGCGATGTCGCCCGATGCCCGCGCCGAACTGGCGGCACGTTCGCCCATCGTCACCATCGAGGGCCGCGCCCTGTCGCCGTTCAATCAGTGCCTTGTGGCGATGCAGCTTCCGTCCGCTACGGTCGTTGGCGGCTTCCGGCAATGGCTCAAGGCTGGCCGCGCAGTGACGAAGGGTAAGCACGGCGCGAGCATCTGGGTGCCGTGCGGCGCGAAGTCCGCGCCCGATGCGGACGGTGAGCAGGCGACGGAAAAGACGTTCTTCACGTCCGGGGCTGTGTTTGACGTTTCGCAGACTGCCGAGATCGAGGACGCGAACGAGGACAGCGCGCCCGGCACTTGGGCGGACGTGATCGAAACGAATCCCGCAACTCTGCAACCCGCCTAACCGATGAAACTTCATTCTTCACCTTGGGGCGGCATACAGCATCAAAAGGAACTTGCGCCCGGCATCGTGGAAGTCTCCACGGCATCGCACGGCGGCATCTATTTGGACGACGACCGTTGGAGCGCGCTGAAAGCAATGTTCCCAATGGTGCAGCCTTGGGCTGGCGCGGGATGGCTGGAGGAGGATTGCGACTGGGCAATCGCGGCGCTCGCCTTCCCGTTCGCCTTTGATACGAAAAGCCAGATCGCAGCGGAAGACACCGTTCGCAACTGGCATCCTGAAGTGTGGGAGAAATACAAGGGCCGCGCCTTGCTTCCCGGCGAGTCCATGCGGCGCGACGAGGACACGTTTTATGCCGCGAACGTCGGCAAGATGGCATCGTGCGCAGCGTGGGGAGACTGGCAGAAAGGCGTGCCGTCCGGCTTTGTCGGGCTGTGTGCGCGTCCGCTTCGCGCTCGCAAAGATACTCGCTACATTGCCGGCGATGATCGTTACTACTTGGTGCCGGAAGCCGAATACGACAAGCGCGGCGGCCAGCCATTTCTGATTCAGCCGCACCACGTCGAGGTTGCCAACTTCACGCTTCCAGTCGCAGCCTGAGTCCGTTCCCGTCCGCTCGCGGCTACGGTCGCGGGCGGCAGGGAGCGGTCACACGCTTCGTAAAACTCAACACTTCAAACCATGAACCACGAATCCGAAGATCAAAACCGCCTTCGCCGCTCAGCGGCGACAATCGCCACTTGTATGGAGCGCGAAAAAGAAGCCCGTAAAGCCCTTGCCGGCGCAGAGGCGGACACAAGGCGCGCCCGCGAGCGTCACAGTGAGCTATTCCAAGCCGCAGAAAATCGCGAAGTTGCGCGCCGTAAAGCGGACTACCGGCATTGCACCAATTAAGACCATGATCACAACCATCATCGAAGACGAGGCCGCGCTTTTGCCCGGCTCAACTCCACTCGCGGCGTATGCCACGACGCCACACAAGACCATCGAGGAACTGTGCGCGATGGCGACGGCCCGCGCGGCGGCTGGAGAGCATCACGCCGACATCGTGCAAGACATCGTGAACGGGTACGCCTTGGGCTGGCAAAGCGCCAACCATCGAGCGATTGAAAGGGCGGCGAGGACGGCGAACGTGGCCCCGCTCCTCAGTGCCTCGCAGCGCGCCGTCATCGAACAGATCGCCGACGCGGGCCGTGATGCCGTGATCGTCGCGATCCGCAAGGCCCTCAAGGTCCGCAGCGGGAAGCCTTGGAGCGTCACTGGCGGGCGCGGTACCGCTTGGGGTTGGATCACCGTGGAGACACCGCCAGCGCGTCGGACGCAGCGGTGCAGGCTCAAGGCTGGGGCTGTGACGAATTGGCCGGATGATTACGAAGTCTATGACAGCGGCGAACCCGGCGGCGGGATGCTGGTCGGTGATGCCGCTGAACTGGCTGCACTGCTCGGCATCGAGGCGCATCAGTGCCGCCAGCATTGGAGCATCCCGGCGCAACGGGACTTTCAGCGCGTCGCGCTCTGTCGGGCGATGCACGGGCACGCTGGCGGCTTCACGGCGGAAGCGAATTGGGACTGACCTATGAAACACCAACCCATGACCCTTGAACAAGTGGAGACGCGGATCGCTTCCCTGTCCCGCAAAGATCGTTTCGCCGATTCGTTCCCGCTTGGCTGCGGGCGCGGTGGGCGCCAGCGCCGAAGCAACAAGAGTATTGATCGCGGCATTGACGCATCTGTGCGGCGAGCGACTGAACTTGTGACGTTCTACAAGCGCCGCGACATCCTCGCAGCGCCAACGAAGCCCGAACGTCCGCGACCGACGAAAGAGCAGCAACAGCGGTACGCCCTCAAGTGGTTCGATTCGCTCAAGGTTGGCGATACCTACCAGCCCGGAAACTACCCGCTGCCGATCATCAAAAAGACGCTCGCTGCGATATTCACGGAAAATTGCCGTTGGTCGTTGCAGGAATTGACCGGCATCAAGCCTAAAGAGGCAGCCGCGCTCCGCGCTGTATCTGAAACCGTAACCGCAACCCTGTAGCAGTGCCCCGCCACAGCGTCCCGTGTCCGAGCACGGGCTGCTAGGCGCGGTTCTGCGCAACTGAAACCAGCTCCAACTCCAAACACTATGACTAAAAAACTGATCAAACCAACGAAACGCCACGCCGTCAAAATCATCGAACTCCTGAGCCACGGCCTCACGGAAGGAAAGGGCGTACAGAAACCGGGCGAGATGTGCGTCGAGGCCGCTGTGTGCTTCGCGTTCGGGCTGCCGCACGGCGACAATCCGCCATGCGTCGGCAGTGCAGTGCGGGACTTCAAGATAAAACTGAACGACTGCCGATGGTCATCAAATGAGGCGCGGGCGAACGGAATGCGGAAGCTGGCGATTGCGCAGATTGGCAGTAACGAGATCGATCAACGAAAGTTCGGCGAGATGATGTTTGTGCAGAGCACGAAAAAACTTCTCCCGTTCGTCTTTCGCAAGATCGCCGATGATAAGGACGTGAAGAAAGAAGTGGCTGACAAGTATCGCGAACACGCGGCGCTTTGCGAAAAGTGCGTGACGTTGGATGACGCGAAGCGTGAGTCCGCATACGCATCCGCATCCGCATACGCATCCGCATACGCATCCGCATCCGCATCCGCATCCGCATCCGCATACGCATCCGCATCCGCATCCGCATCCGCATCCGCATCCGCATACGCATCCGCATACGCATCCGCATCCGCATCCGCATCCGCATATTTCAAAAACCACTTCGGCGATGAACTGCTGAACCTCACGGCAGGCGTTGGCCTCCAATGCCTTGTCGAACTCAAATCGCCGGGCTGTAAATGGCTGAACCTTTGCAAATGAACCGCCCCACCGCCACCGCAACCGCCAAATGAACCCGTCACCACTCACGCCCTACGCGCTCAACGTCCTCAAGCTGGCGCAGGAGTCTGCCGCCGGACTGCACAACGAACTGAAAGCCCTGAACACCGCCCTCACGACCAACGGCACCGGCACCGTCGCGGAACGGCTGGCGCACGTCATTTTGCTCGACGTGCTGCAAAAGCAGCAGATCGCCACGGACGCGCTGAACGAGCTGGCGGAAGCTGTGAAGGAGTAACGATATGGCCTCAACCTCACAGCCTCAGAATCCCGCACACTCAACGGTCCCGTGTGACTGTGGACATCCCATCGCATCGTTTCGCGGCGAACGTCGCGGGATGCGGGTCTATCGGTGCGACAACTGCGATCGAATCGAAGACGCGATCTCCACGCTTCGGAGCGACTACGTTCAGCGTAACAAGTTTCGCCTTGGCGCGCTCGGCGCTAGCGACATCGATCAAGCGCTCGCAATCCTCACACGAAAGGCCGAATGAAAACGCCCCTGCTACTCTGCATCCTCGACCTGTCGCACCTCCGCCGCCAGCCGTGGCGCGACACCGTGCTGTTCCTAAAGCGCAGTCACGGCCACCAGCCGGCGCGGAACTGTCGCGTGGTGCGGCGGCGCTTTGCACTGAAGCCGCAACTGACATGAAAAAGAAGATCAAACACAAGCGACCACCCAAGGGTTGGAGGCGAGTGCGCATCGGCGAAAAGTCCAAGCTCGGCGACTGGCTAGAGCCCGTCTTTGAAGGCCCGTGGTGGAAGCTGCTGAAGAAGTATTGCGGAAGGCCCACCGAGAAAATAATGCGAGTTATCATCCGCCGCACCACATCACGCAAACGCAGCCCGAACTCGCCATGACCGCACCCCGATACCGCTGCCGCGCCTGCGGAACCGAGTGGCCGGAAAGCTTCACGTGGATTGCCGAAAGCACTGGCGACCGAATCTGCCACGAAGACGGTTGCCGAGGCGTCTGCGATCCGGTGCCGGAAGCCGTGCAGGCTAAGGCCGTATCCGAGTCGTGGTTTTCCCGTCACCCAATGGGCGGACTGGAAATCTACCCGAACGGCGAAACAAACGAGCCGCTGGCAACCTTCCGTCGAGAGGACGACTGCTGCAAGGCCATCGAAGCACATAACGCCACGCACGGTTCCGGCATCGCGCCCGCAGTGGTGCCGTTGCTGCTGGAGGCGCTGGAAGACTTGTTGAATTTCACCATGCAGATCCACAAGAATGACGGCTGGAATCCCGATGTTGTGGAAGATTTTCCTGTCTGGAAAAATGCCCGCGCCGCGCAGGCTGCCGCCAAGCTCTCCAACACCTGACACCATGAAAATCCAAGACAAACTCGAAGCCCAACTCGTCAATCACGGTCTTTTTGAAGACCAAGCCAAGGCCATTCTCGAAGAAGCCAAGGCGTCGAAACTCTGCGAACCGATGGCAGGAAGATGGCAGGAAGATGATTCCTGCTATCCGCCGATGATGCTGGTCGTCGTGTGGGCTTCCGTGAAGCATGTGGCGGCAGAATGGCTCAAACGCAACGCGCCTCAGCATTGGGCGCTGCCGATGTTTGAAACCCCGCAGCCATGATCCTCGACATCGACCCCATGAGCCAGCCACAGTTCTACACGCACGAGGACTTCCCCGAGCTTCCAGTCGGTACCGGATTCCATAAACCACCGTGGCCGCACACCGCTTCCGTGCAGAACGAGAACGGCAAATGGTGCCTGACCATCGCGGCGAAAAAGGAAGACGTGGACGCTTGGCACTCGGAACATCTGCCATCTCGCGAAACCTTCGCGCTGGCGCAACAGTGGCACGGCCAGCCCGACACGGTGCCGCGCGCCGACTACGACGCCCTCGCGATTGAATTGGGGGCATTGATGAAGTGGCACCGCGACCAGTCCAATGCTGCCGTCGTCTCCATCAGACACGCCTTGGCGCGCGGCGATCACACAGACGCCACGAAATGGCTCGCGATCCGAGGAGTGAGGAGAGATGAAGTGCGGCAACTTATCGGCGTCCTGCGACGGCTCCGAAGCGCCACCAAAACAGCCGCACCCGACCCGCTCGCAGCCCGCGTCAGCGACCTTGCGGCCTCGCTGCTGAAGCAGGCGCGGCTGCTGAACGAGAACGGAGACACCATTGACGCGCAGGCGTTGCAGTTGTTGCGGCTGCGGGCGGCGTTACTGGACATGTTCCAGATGATGCAGGACGGCATCCTGGTGCGCGACACCCGGCACGACGGGCTGCTGGGTGCCGGGCTGCTGTTGCTGGACTTCGTGCGGCGCATCAAGGCGGCACGTGACGCGATGGGAGGTGCGGCGTGAATTACGATCTCACGACACCTTGCGGCCTGTGCCCGTTCCGAAATGATGCGAAGCGACTGCACGTGTCCGCAGATCGGTTAGCCGAGATGGCGAGCGGCGAGTTCTGCTGCCACAAGACCACGGAAGCCGATGACGAGACAGGATCGTATGCGCCAAAGCCTGATTCGCAGCACTGTGCCGGGGCGCTCATATTTCTTGAAGCGCAGGATCGCCCTCACCAAATGATGAGGATTTGCGAACGTCTCGGGATGTACGATCGTAAGAAGCTGGACATGACGGCCCCGGTGTTCGGCTCGCTAGCAGAGGTGCGGCGCGCAGATCGGAAGCCTCGCAAATCCAAACAACCCACACCATGAACCCCGACCTACAAGCCAAGCTGGCAGCCATCCGCACCGAACTGAACCGCACCATCGAACTCGACGGCAAGAGGACGACTGGCGAGTGGCAAGTCACGGACGGAACGGTTTGGGACGAGAACGGATGCGCGGTCGTATCGGACTACAGCGCAGACACGTCCGCCTTCATCGCGCACGCCTCCCAGTTCAGCGCCGTCACCGCCAAGGCGCTGCTGCGGGCGCTGGACGGGCTGGAGCGGGAAGCTACGCTTGGGATTCACCTCACCATGTCGTGCGCGTATGGGCGGCTGCTGCACGAGGACTGTCACAAGTGCGTTGCTGTCGCGGCCCTGCAAGCGATCTGCGAGCTGTGGCCGAAGCTGGAGGCGGCGTAAAAAAGTGCTTGCAACGAGGATTCGATTGCGCTTCTGTGCGGCGTTCGCAGGTGAATTGCGAGCGACGAAACTTTTTGAATTTGTCAACAGCCGCAAGGCCGAGACAGAAGGTTGCGGAACCAAATAATCCGAGCGCCGCTGTGATTCACCCACAGCGGCGTTTTCTTTTTCCGACTAGCGGGAAGGATGTTCTTTGAAATTCAGGAGTTGTGAAATCTGCGCGCGTCCGATTGGCGGTTACACCCGGTCGCGATTGATGGCGGAAAACGCAAACTAGAAACGGGCGCAGGTCGCGTATATGTGCGCGGCAACCTCTCCAAGCCGGAGGTTCACCGTTTATGAGGATACCATCGGCCAACCCAAAACCATCCTTCTCCTGAATTTCAACGAGCATCCTTCAGCGCCTCAGAAAGACGCCGATACTGGCGCGGACGTATCGGCTTCGCTACTGCTGCGAGTGCTGGTGATCGGAGCACGCAGGGACAGACCTACCTACCGGCTCGCACGTGGCAGAACGTCTGCCGTTTCCAACGAGACGGCAGGAGTTTTCTCACTTGCTCTCTCTTGGGGGGCGGGGGGCCAGCTCTTTTAATTATCACTTATCCGGCGGGGCTTCGGGCGGGACAGGGCGGTGGCGAGAGTGAGCCTTGCGAACGGGTCGCCGAGGCGGGTCACTGGTAGCCTGTCGCCGTACAGCCGAGGCAGCCGATCCGTAGCCGTAGCCGTCACCGCCCCGCCTCAGTGCGGCTTGTGCAGGCGCGACATGATGAAGCGCCAAACGGCTCTGGAGTGCCGGCACGTAAGCCTGCTCGGCACCGTACCGCTCTTGAGTGGGTAGCCGATCCGGATGCGCCAGTCGGGACAGTCGCAACGCCCCAATGGGAACTTCTCGTCGCGCAAATCCACCGTCCAGTCGAGATGCTGCGGATCGGTGGCAGAGATCACGTGAAACAGCCCTGCTTCCGCGTCCGGTAACACGTCCAAAGGCCGGTTCATGCCCCAGGCTCCCGTTCCTCCGGCAGCCGCAACCGCTCCAGCCCTTCAAGTCGTGACTGTTCCGACGCCGCAAGTTGCCGCTTCAGTTTCCCTCGCTCGCGTCTCAGTGCCTTGATAATGAGGCGCAGGCTGGCGATTTTCTTGTCCTGTTGGGTCTTGCTCATGGATCGAGGTGACGGAAGCGGCGACAGTTCCGGCACATGCGGCCTTTGCCTTTTTGTGAGGCTGTCGCTTCGTGGAAGTGCAGCCCGCAAGCCGTGAGTAGCTGCGTGTTGACGTGATCGGTGACTTGGTGGTGCCGTTCGCCGGCCCGAAAACAATAGAACCCATTGATCATGATTTCCTTCATAGCTTCAGTTCGGCGGTTTCCATGCGCTGCTCGGTGGGGCGGAACAGCGCTAGATTGCCCCAGTAGTCTTCCATTACCTCGATTCCTCCGCGCCGCTCGCCCCACACTTTGCGACCCGGTAACGGGAAGCGTTTCACGAACTCCGACAGCCCATAGCGTCCGCACGACCAATCGCCTTGTAGATCGATTCCGAAAGCGGCGGCGAAGAAGGCCACGATCTTGTTGCCAGCGCGGTCCCGTTCCCACACCGGCCCTCGTAGCCATCCCCAGCCGCCATCCTTGTTGCGCTTTTGGTAGCCGGGATCGTCGCGGAGGTAGAGATGCCAGCCCATGTAGATGTCGTGGCCGCAGTATTCAGCGACCAGCCAGCGCCGAACCAGCGGAGGCGTCAGCTTTGTGTCGTACGTTGACTCGTCCGGATTCACGGCTTCTCCCATCCATTTCGTTCCGCCAGCCGTGCGCAGGCATCGCGCGGATCGTCGCCTTCGGCACAGTGGCCCCGATCGTACAGGGCCGCGACGCTGAACTCGTGCATGAGGTCCACGAAACGGGCGCTCCCTCCTGCCTTCAGCGGCACGAGGTATTTGTAGCACATGAAACGGTAGCGCCTGCCTGCTCCGTTCAGTTCGATGACCACGACCATGTGCAGGTTCTTCCACGCGCTCAGGCTGCCGTCGCGGGCGTCCTTGGGTGGCTTCGGTGGCTTCGGGCTGCTGCGACGCTGTGGCGGGCGTGCTGCGGCGTTGCGCGGGGCTGTAGCGGTGCTGGTCATGGGATGTGTTCGGCGTAACAGCTTGGGCAGCCGTCGTGGTGGAAGTGCAGCGTGTCGCCTTTCGGGCAGATGATGGTGCCGCACACGCTACACTCGCCACCTTCCTCGGTGCATTGGTTCAGCAGCGCGTCGAGTTCCGAACCGATGCGATCCAGTTCGGCTTTCTTCTGTCGGATTTGGTCGTGAAGGTTCATAGCTGCGCGGCCTTCATTGCTGCACAGAGGATGTAAAGCTCGCCTACAAGCAGTTTTCGCAAGTCGTCTGGAAGTTGCATCTCGGGATGCTCTGGAAACCGGAACCGCGCCTCTGACTTGCACTCGCCTTCGGTGTCGAAAACCATGTCGAACGTGACTTGAACCTTGGCTTTCATTCTTCGGAGTCCTCCTCAACCGCTCCTGCGTGTTCGTGGCAAATTGAGCAGATGTCGTTATCCGGCCAACCTGGACAACTAAAACGGGCGTGACAACATGAACTGACCGGCATCTCGAAGCTGGTTCGCGGCAACGGCGCTGCCCGTCTCGCGCCTGCCAGCCAGTCGTGGCGCGGTGTTTCGTCGGGGTTGTGTCGGGCGTAGCGGCTCATGGGTTGGGTTCGGGTTATTTCAAGTATCCGTTCTCGCGGGCAGCGCGTGGGTTGGCATGGATCGACGCATGATGCCGGTTACAGCAGGCCATCCAGGTCTCTTCGCGCAGCAGGTTCGGCCCGCGCCCTTGCATGTGATGAACCTCGGTTGCGCCGTTGCAGCACTGTCCCGTCAGGACGCGATACTGACACCGTGGATTCCGCTGGAGGAACTGCACGCGCTGCAATGAGTATTGCCGCAGCTTCGGTGCCAGCTTCTTGGAGACGGCGCGCAGGCGTCCGGTGCGCTTGAGCAGTGTCTTACGGTGTAGAGGCGAGCGTTTCATGGTTCGAGTGAGGTCAAAAGGTCTTCGAGTGAAATGAACTCGTGTAAGTCCTCGTGTCCGGGCCATTGCTGCGCTCGGCCACAGAAGCGTCCATCGGCGCAGAGGTGAAAACACGGCACGCCTTGGTGCATCACGATCTGCATCCAGTCCATGTCTTTCGCGGCCAAGAGTAGTGATTTGAAGCGTCGTTTGTTGATCATGGTTTCAGGTTTGTTGGCTTGAACGCTTGAACGCTTGAACAGACCAGTAGATCGGCCAGAACGCCGCACAGACGGTCGAGACCAGCGGCTTTTCCGCCGATGCCACTTCACTCGGATACTCGATATGATGCCAAGAATGTCCGAAGGTCACGAACGCTGCGACGATATACAGGTAGGCGAGAATGCGGGCGATCATGACTCAAGTGCTTTGATTAGGATTTGGCAGCCGTCGTCGTACGGTCGCGCCGATTCAAGGAGCTTGGCAGACGCCTTCTTGATAGCGACTTGCAGGCGAAGAATTTCCGCAATGGCTTCTTCGCAGCATTTCGCCACGTAGAAGTGACTGTTTTCGGTCGTCGCCTGCTTGTGCAGGTCTTTCAGTTTTTCGATGATGGTCATAGTGCGGAAAGCGTGATGAATCCAGCCGGGTCTTTGACGTAGGTGGTTCGGACGTCCTCTGTAATGGCAAGCAGCGTCACCTCGTCAATGACGACCGGCTCGCCGATCTGCCGCAACAGCAGCCAGATGACCTTGCGGGCCTGCTGTAGCTCGCGCTCGGCTGCCTTGGCGCGGGCGTAGTCGGCTTCGAGGCTCCGAAGGGTATCGGCGGTAGTTGGATGTTTTGGAATCGGGTTCATCGCATCAGCGCCTCCCGGCATTCGCCACGAACGGCATCTGGGCGACCGCAGCGAGCAGCCGCGCGAATCCGGCGCGGGCTTCGGCGACGGGCAGCTTGCGTGCGGGGTGTAACGTGCGGGGTGGTGGGATGGGTGGGAGTGGTGGCTTAGTCATGTCTCTTTCTCTGTTTGGGTTTGTAAGAACTGTCGCCTTCAACGCGCTTGGCTTCTTTCTCGCCGGCTAGAATGCCTTTGTCGGCAAAGACGCATGTCAGCGGGTTGAAAAAGAATAGGTATGCTTTTTTGGCGATGTTGCGCCCTTTCACGACGCGCGCGATCATGTGGCTTTCCTCGCCTTCCTCCAGCGCAATCACCGTATGGGCGTCGTGGCCGATGGCGCGGGATTCTCGGAGCTTTCCCTCTTCGTTTAACTGGCTCACAGCGATCACCGGCACGTTGCATTCCTTCGCCAACGCCTTGAGCGCACGGCTGATTCCCGCAACCTGTTGCTCACGGGTTTCTCGATCTCCTGTCGTGTCCACAAGTTGCGCGTAGTCCACCACTATCAGCCGGATGTCCTGCTGCGCACAGAGAGCCACAGATTCCGAGCGGATGTCGGCGCAGGTGTGATACGGATCGTCGAACACCCACAGCGGCAGCTTGGCAATCTCTGGCGACCTGTCGCGAATGAGGTTCTGATCTAGTTCGCTGAACTTTCCGGTGTTGAAGACGTTTCGGTTGATGCCCGCGTTCATGGAAAACAACAGGTCGGTGATCTCCTCTTCCGTCATTTCCAGCGTAAAGAGCGCCACCCCTTCACCGCGCCTCACCACGGCGTTTACGATGTTGAGCGTGAAGGAACTTTTCCCCACGTTGGTTTGCGCCGACACGACGATGAAGTTGCCTTTCTTCAATCCACCCGTCTCGGCGTCGAATGTCTTGAATCCCGTCATCAGATTCGGGGCGTCCTGATTCTTGAACAGAAACTCGTACCGCTGGATCGCGTCCACGACCAAGCGACGCATCGGCAGCGCGGAGATCAGCGGCACTTCCAGACGCTTCAGCAGCAACGCCACTCCCGCAATGTCCAAAGCGACGCAATCAGGATTCAGATACAACATCCGCTGAAGCCCGTCCCCGCCTGTCTTGATGCTGCGAACCGCGCCAGGAAGCCGCGTCAGCCGCGACGGATTCTTGTTCCCTCGGTCGAATCCGAACGGAAATAGCGCGTCCAGCAACGCGCCAGAGAGGTCAGAAAATTCCTTGGCGCTATCCGCCTTCAGCCTCACGAGCGCGTGGGCGCTTTTGTCGCCACTGGCCGTCACGCACGCAACAGGGATGCCGAGCTTCGTGAACATCGAAAGCTGAACCTCTATCGGGAGATCGTCACTCTCGACCAGCACGTGCCGGAACTTCGCCACATCAGCGTCGGTTGTCGCGCCATCCTTTCCAGTTCCAAGCGCGGCCACGGGATTGAGTCGGACCCACGCCCCAGCCGAGGACTGTGGCACGCCTTGGCTGGTGAACCATTCCACCCAATCCGAACATGGGAGCGTCTTGCCAGCGCCTTGCGGCGCGGCCTTGCCGTCCTCCTTGAGAAAATACTTCGTGATGATGTTCAGCCGATCATCCGGTTCAAAAATCCGCGTGAACATGGAAGCTCCTGCGGCGTGCTTCTCTGGAATCGGAACGGGGCTGCCAGCGATGAAGTCCTCCAAGCTTGTGCGGTAGCCGTCCAGCCACCATTCCGCCTGTCCTGTGCGTTGCTCTGGCGTGGCTGTCCTTGCGGCCTGCGGAGCAATAGGGGCTGTCTTGGCGCGTTTCGCGGCTCTCGGCGCGCTGGCTGTGCCGTAGCCGCTCGGCGCTGGGTTCTTTCGAACCGCTCCTTCAACCAAGTCGCGGATCTCCTTGTCTGGAATGTCTGGCGAATTGAATCGCTCTCGCAACAGGCTGAACACCATCTCGGTCGGCCACTGGTTTCCGATCAGCGAAAAGGAAATTTCCTTCATCACAGTATGCCGAGTACCGTTGACGGGATGCGCGTCAAGCAACTGCTGCGTCTTGTCTGGAATGTAATAGTTCACAGGACAGTAGTTTTCACTTCGACCGGCTGGTTCCGGTTGTCGAAGTAGGTGGCAAACTTGGTGGGATTGAAAAGCGTTTCAGGGCGGAGGTATTGCGCCATCTCGGTGCCCTTCCAAAGTTTTACTTGCCGCACGATCATCTTTTCGCATTCAGCCGGATCAACGCCGTCCTCACCGAGCCTTGCCGCGATGAACTTGAGATGCGTTTCGCCCGGTCGGAAAGAAGTTCCGGCTTTTGCGTTCAGGAAGTTCAGAAGCAGCCCGGCGTTCTCGCGGTCGATCTTCCGATTCTCACGCGCCAGCTTCTTCTCTTCTTCGGAATCATCGCCCACGACTTCATTATGTGGGGCTTGCCCCACGGTAGGTTCTTTCTTGGTAGGATCTGCCTCTTCCTCTCCCTCTGAATGTGTTACATCGTTTAACGCTTCTTTACGCGAGTTACCATTTTTAACATCGGTTACATCATTGTCCTTTAAGGCTTTACGTCGTTGCGCCATGTATTCCCGCATGTAAGCCTTCTTCTCTTCTGCTGTTTTTATCGACCTGTAGGTGCAGTAATTTACAACTCGATACCCGCGCCCTGACTCACTGGGAACGAGCCTGCGGCCTTCGTGAACCTGCGAATTTGAGTCCGCGTCCGGCTCCATCAACCGCGCCACGCATCGCTTGAAAGTGTCCAGCGGCAAGTTCACTGTGCGGGCCAGCGCCACGTCCGTTCCGATCACGTCGCCGCCCGAATCCGCAATCGCCAGCAGCATCATGAAGCAGTATCGCGTCTCCACGTCCTCCTCCATCAAGGAGCTTTGGGCGATGCGCGAGAACAGCTTTGCGTACATGGAGGGCAGCATGAGTCCTGTTAAGTTTGGTGTAAAGAACTTTTTTACGGAAAGTTTAACACGCCAGTTTCATGCACGGTGCTGGCAACGGTGCGGCTTCATGGCTTCAGTGTCCGGCAGCGCAGTCCGGGCAGCCCTTGTGACTGTGCGCCCATCCGTGCTTGGCGCAGGCGCGCGGTGCGTCACCGTCGCGGCACTGCGGACACGGCTTGCCGGCGCAGTCCCATCCGTGGTAGTGACAGGTGAAGAAGCGAACGCGATGGTGTCGCATTGGAGGATCGTTGTCCGGTTCAAGTGGTTGCCAGTCGTAGAGGTTCATGGCTGCGGATTCATGATGCGCCAGACGCGCCGTATTTCGGCTTGCGTCAGTAAGTGGTCGAGTTGCGTCAGTTCGGCGTGCAGGGCGTCGCGCTGCCGTTCCAGTTTCTGCGCGAAGGCGAAGACGGCACGCTGATTCGGCGTGAAGTCCTCGACCGGCCCGAAACATCCGAAGGCCGCATCCGTCTCTGGCGTCGGTCGCTTGTTCATGGCTTCGGTTACTTGCGGCTGAACCCGTAGCCGAGCGCCGCCGCCACGGTGACGGTCACGAGGAGGGCGAGGATGCGGATCATGGTGCGGGTTCTGTTGCTGGAGGCAGTTCTGGTAACGATGTAGGCGTGTCGAAGCGCACGATAATGCTGTCCTTTACGGAACTAAATCCACTCCGTTGCCGCACCCACCCGCCCGCGCACTCGTAGAATTGGCCGTTCATGATCTTGGCGGTCTTGTCGCCCTTTGAAATCGAGTTGACCACGTTTTCCTCCCAAGGCGTCTCTGGCGTAAGCACCAACTGAGTAATGCCGTCCTCGATATAGATAGCTGTCTTCATCGCGCCTCCCTCGCCTGTTGCAGCGCCGCTTCGGGTTCCGCGCCGAGCGATGCGGCCTGAGTCTCGATCCAATCGGCGAATTTGATGCACTGTTGCGCCAGCTTCTTCCAAAGTGCGTCACGGTCAGTTGAGAGTTCTGGAATCGGCAGTGCCCGCACAGTGGCGGCAAAAGCTCGCAGCTTCTCCTTGTCAGGAGCCAGTGCGGCCTTCTGTTCGGCAGCCAGCTTGGCGGCAGCGGCGTCGGCCTCGTGCTGCCGTTGTGCGGCCAGTTCGGCTTCGGCGGCTTCGCGAGCTTCGCGTTCGCGGAACATGACAAGATCGGCTTCGCGCTGTTTCCTCATTGCCACTTCCTCCAAGGCTGCCTTCTCCGCGTCGGCCTTCTGTTGCAGCACCTTGGCCCGCTCGTCCGCTTCTGCGCGCTCCTGGGCCAGCTTACGTTCATGCTCGTCCCGTTCGGCTGCGATGCGGGCTTCACGCGCCTCGGCTTCGGCCCGTAGGCGCTCGTTCTCGACGTATTGCTGCTGGCGCTCCTCGTCATGCAGGCGCTTCGCATCCACGATCTTCGAGAACATGGACGCGAACTGTTCCTCCGGGAGTGTGCCGAGATCCAGCCCGATGAACGGTGCCGAGAAGTCGCTGTATGGCGCGATCTCCAAGCGCCGATCCGCGCGCAGCTTGTCCTTTCGTGCTGTCTCGGCAGCGGCAGCCGCTTCCTCAGCCTCGCGCTTCAGCCGGTCTTCGTGCCCCACTTTGATGTCGGCGAACTGCGCCTCCCACACCGGAACGTCCAACAGATGCAGGTTCAGGTTCGCGGGGTCGATTCCGGGCCGCAGGTACGGGCGCACCGCGTCCTCGCGCTCGCGCTTCAGGGTGGCGACTCGCGCCTCTTCTTGCTTGGCTGCGTAGTCCTCCCTGTCCTGCAACTTCAGTTCCCATGACTCGAACAGTTCGCGGATGCGCTTTGCCTCAGCGTCGATTTCGGCGAGTTCGCGCTTGCGGCCTGTGACGAGTGACTGCCGCGCCTTCTCTAGTCCGATGCGATGCTCACGGAACTTGAGCCGCGCCTGTCGGGCAAGCTTCTGGGATGCCGGATCGTCGGGCTTCAGCGTCAGCGCGCCTTCTGCCACAGCGACCAACTCGGTCAACTGGTGCTGGTAGCTTTTGAAGGGCTGGATCGGCTTCGCGCCGGCCAGATCGGCGTCGCTCACTGGTGCGGGTTCGGTTGCGGGTGCGGTGTCAGGTTTCATGGTGTCAGGGTTATTCAGGTTTCGGAAGTGTAGCGACGTGTGGATAGCCGTGCGCGACAGCCCAAGCCGTCACGTCTGGCCCGCCGTCCCAAGTGGCTTGATCGGCCACGCCGTCAACCTCGGCTTCGCGGTCAAGCGTGGCGACGACCTCGTTCGAGTCGGTGGAGTAGAACTGCGCGACGTTGCCGCGATCATCTACTTCGTAAGGTTCAGGCATGGTGTCAGGTTGTTGGTTAATGTTTCACTTTTGCAGTTCCCAGTCCTCGTCGTCGAGTTGCGGTTCTTTCCATCCTTCGATCACGCCTTCCGCGGTGATCTTCAGGATGATGTAATCGCCGAATCCGCGCTCGCCGACTGCCAGAATGTCCGGCACATAGTCGCCCTTGTATTTGGCGCGCCGTCCTTCTTTGTCTTCCAGGTGGTATTCACCGGCATCGCAGACCTTGTAGTGGATGTCTGCCGTCGTGTCGGTCGGCCAGTTCAGAACCTTTCCGGTTGCGAGTTCGATAGCGGGACGCCACAGGTCGCCAGATCGGAATGGGATCAGGGTTCCAGCTTTGTCGGAAATGCCGTTTACCTCGGTGTCCTCCCAGTAGCGAACTCCTGCGCTTACGAGTAGCCGGACTGGCGTGAATTCGATGGTGGATGGGATTTGGATTGTCATGGGTTGGTCAGGTTGTTGGTTGCGTTACAGCGGCGGATACTCCGTGAAGTGCGGTTGCGGTGGCCGATCCGCCGCTGCGGCTGGCATGTGCGTGCTGATGGCGGTGACGCGGGCCAGTTCGGCGCGGCACTCAGCGAGTTCCCATGCGAGCGTGAAGATCAGCCCGTCGCCACAGCAGTCTCGCCAAGGCTCTCCGTATCGCAATGCAACAAGTCGTCCAGATGCGTCGTGCTGGACGGTGTATTTTCCGTCGCCGACTGTGACGCTGAATGTGGCTGGTTCCTTTGTATCGCTCATGGTTCAGTGGTTGTGGTAGAATTCTTGCGCTTCCTGCTGTGTGGTTCCTGCGGGTGCGACCACGATAGCGTATTCATCAGCCCCGGTTTCGACTTCGATAATTTCCGCATCCGGTTCCTGCTTCAGTGCTTTCTTCACAGCACTCCAGTTCGGTTGCGCTTTCCAGTCCCAAGAAATGATTGTCATAATTCAGTCTCCAGCTTCGGCGCATCGGTCCTGTATTCCAAAGACAGCCACTCCGGACGTTGCAGCACGTTGAGCTGCTCGACAGGTCGCCAGCGCGGCTCGTCGCCGAACTGCTTGGCGACCCATTGCCACAGCGGACGCCCCTCAGCGAATGCGTCAAAGAACGGCCTCATGGCTGCGCACTGCTCGGGCCACATATCGGCACTCGCCAGCGGGATCGGCGCGAAGTCCCGCACGTCATGGACGCCGAACCGCTCGTCGCGGATGCGCTCGGCAGCAAGCCGCTCGGCTGCGGCGTCGCGCTGAAGCTGGAAGGCGTCCTGGGTGTTGGAGAGGAACTGCGGCATGGCTAGCAGCCGCAACTGAAGTACGTGTCGCGGTCCCCAATCTTGCCGGTGATGCGCTCCCAATGAGTCCACCATTCGTCGTCGATGTGGTCGCGCGAATCCTCGTACGGGCCGACAGTGTGTTCGTGTCCCGCATGGATCGCGGATGCGTAGGCATCGTCCTCGGAACGCTGGCCACCATCGCCGTAGTAGTCCTCGCCCATGTGCTTCACCGCCCACTTGCGCATCCACAATTCGGAGTCGGTTTTCTGTGACGCTGGCGCGGCGATTGTGGTGAACGCCGGATGCGCCCACTCGTGCCGCAGCGACGTGATGCTGCCGGGATACAGAAACAGCCAGCATCGCGCGCCCTTGTTCGCCGCGCCGATCAGGAACGGGTCAATGACGCCGACGTATGGCTTCACGTACTCGGATGCCAGTCCGTCCGCGTCGATGCCGCAGTGCCGTCCCGCTGTGGTAATGTGCGCGACCGTGACGGGCGCTACCGCCATGTGGATCGCGTCGCGCTCCTGCGGTTCGGTGATGAGTTGTCCGATTTTGAGTTTGTCCATAATTTTGAAAAGTTTCGCGGTCTCTCCCGCGCGTCACGCTCTAGTCGGCGTTGACTGGATTCGTTTTTTTACGAGGTCGGGGCCTCGCCATCAAAAGGGACATCGACCGGCTCCAGATCGGGATCGTCTGGCGGCGGAGGCGGTGTCTGCCGTTGCGGCGGACGCTGCGGCGCTTGCTGTTGCTGCGGCGGCTCCAGCGCGACACGAATTGCGGGCACGAGCTTGCCCTGAAACTCGACCTTTTTGGTGACGAGCCAGATGGTTTCGCCCGGCCAGTCGTCGGTGTCTTGCTTGCCGGTGACTTCCGCGATGATGGAGGCATTGGTCTTATTGCAGACCAGCGCCTTGTCCTTGCCCTCGAAGTGGACGATCAGCTTATCGCCGTCGTCAAACTCCTTCACTTCCACTTTGTTGATCTTGACCCTGACGTTCCTGCCGCCGAGGTCTTCGGCCTTGAGGAAACCCCCGCCGAATACTGAGTTGATGTTTGCCATGTGCTTGTCTTGTTCTTGTTCTTGGTTTGTTTGTTGAATGCCGGTTCTACCGGCGAAAGTTACTCAGCCTCCCGCTCCACGATGGCGACGCACTCCCCGAACGACGCAGCCGCAGCCCGCAGCGCGAAGAACGGAGCTTTGCCGCTCTGAGGCTGCCCCATGACGACGCAGCGCCACGGCAGCGTCACCACGGTGCCAAGCTGGCAGCGGAAGCCGTTGCCGCGGTTCTCGCCCAGCGGCATGACGTAGCGGGCAGTCAGTTTGGTGCGGCGCTCGGCGTCCTCGGCTGCCTGGTGCTGCTCGGCGCTGGTGCCGGCGAGGCTGACGAGCGGGCTGATGGGGTCGTGTGGTGTCATGGGTTAAACGGGTTGGTGAGCCATGATCACCCATCCGGTCGCCAGTCCGTAAATCGGCCCTCGCAAGATGTAGGTGACTTGGGCTTTGATGGAGTATCCGGTGTAGATGAGCGGGCTGCCGTTTTTCATCTCCAATCCAGTGTGCTCAGTCTCCTGAAGAATCAGCATGTCGCCGATCTGATAGTCTCGGTCGTTGAATCGAATCTCGAAGTTCTTCTTTCCGTCCTGAGTAGCGTCGAATACCTCGGAGTCTGTTTTGAGTTCGTGTTGTTTCATAGATTCGTGTCTCAGTTACTTGCTCGCCACGGTTCGGCGCGGCTTCGGCAGCAGCGACTTCAGGAACGCGAGCATCCGGGCGGCGGCGGCGCGGAACTGCGGGCTGTCGAGGCCGTGCATGTAGCAGGCGATCCTCGCTTTATTGTACGGCGTGCCCGCGCAACCCGGCTGGCCGGTCTTGAGAAACACCGGACACTCGACGCAACTGTCCACGCGCAGGATGAACCTCACACATAATGCGCAATCGTATGCGCCAATAGACTCGTTCTTGCGGCGCTTCCCGGTCGCCAGCCGCGTCCAGTGCGCGATGCTGGCACGTAGGTCGGGCAAGGTCTTGGCGGGCATGGGCGGCTTCATGAGTTGTCCTCCACCACGGCAGTCACGCCGTCTTTGTCCATCGCCAATGGGATCAGCCAGCGCAGGTTGGGGATTGTCTGTAAGTCCTCGATGTTCTGAGTGCGGAAGATCGCCACTTGCTCGGCCTCAGCTGATTGCAGCGCCATCAAATCCCCAGTCGTCTCGAAGAAGTGGATCTCACCGCCACGAAACTTCAGGACGCAGAAGTGCCGCCACTGAGTTTGCAGCACTCCGGTTTCCTCCTTGAACTCCCGAACCATCGCGTCCGTAGGGTTCTCGTCCGTCTCCTCGATCTTGCCGCCAATGGCGTTCAGCTTTCCGCGCTGCCAGTCAGGCTTCTGCTTCCTGATGAGCGCGACGTAGCGACGATCTGCGCTGAACATGAAGCCAGCGACGTAGTTGGTCCGCTTGTCGCTCACTTGCTCCTCCTCGCGTTCTGCCGCAGCGCCGCCGTCTGCGCGGGCGTCCGCTTCCGTTTCTTGGCGGCGTGCGCCAGCTTCGAGATGCGGCGGTAGTGCGCTGTGGTGCGGCGCTTCGAGGCTCCGGTGCCGTTGCGGCCCCCGCGCTCGCCGCCGTCTGTTACGGCGCGTCCGATGCGAGCGGCTTCTGTGTCGGTGAGTGGCATGATCGTAGTAGTGCTTATTGAACAACCTGCGGCGGATAGTCAGTGCCGCGAATCTTGGCGATGCACTCCAGTAGTATGCGGCCAGACTGGCGAGCGTCGTAGAGTGGATGATGTTTCGGCAGTTCGTATGGCAGCCGCTCGTATGTCCCGACAGGATCGCGTCCGGCGAGCAACAGCGCCGTCGCGACTTCGTGCAGTGGGTAGGGATTCAGACCGCACTCGCTTAGGAAGTTTGACTCCACCGGAACGCCGCAGTCGGAAGTCGGGCAGCAATCCTTATGCGTCTCGACAACGCCAACAAACCATTCGCGCAAGCCTTCCAAGGACAGTGGAGATTCAGGATGTGTGACTCCTCGCGGAAGATTCTCCATCAGCCACATCAAATCCTCCGAGGCACACGGAACCGAGTTGATCCCAGCACTGCGCCAATCCGATTCCATCGTCATACCGGATTCGTCATCGACGATGCAGTATCCCACCGCGAAGCCTTGGCCGCAAAGGCCGGCGCTCTCAACATCAAACACGAGAAATTTCATGGGCGCACTATTGCCGCAACCGCAAGCCCCTTGCAACAACTTTCTCGCACCGCACTGAGACTGTCTCAGCATCACAGTGATGCCGACTCGGTATCACAGCCTCGGTCGCCGATTCGCCACGACGCAGCAGATCGCCACCGCTACGAACAGCAGCGCCAGCACGAACACGCCGCCCCGCACAGCGCCGTGCGCGGACTCGCTACAGCCCGTCAGGCACAGCAGCGCGAGCAACAGCAACAGTGCCCAGTGCTGACATGTCATGGCGCGGAGAGTCGCAGTGCCGTCACGACGTTGAAAAGCTTTTGCGTCAGGTCCATTGGATGCGCGGCGTCCTGCCGTTTCGTCACCACTTCAACGGCGCGCGGGATCTCGGTTTCAGGATTCGTCAGCGACCCCTTGCACACGAAGCCGTCGCACACCTTGATCAGATCGGCCCGCGCTTCTTTTCCGGTCAGCATGATGAGGGGGCACTTTCGACACGCCACCCTCGCTCTCGCGATCACGATGGCGGCGGAATCGCCGAACGCCGACATGTCCACGAAGCAGGCGTCGTAGTGTTCCGCCACCAGCACATTCTCGGCTTCCTCTACCGTTTTGGCGAGGGTGCAATGATGGCCTTTGAGCGCAGATGCCACCCAGTCGAAGAATGCCTTGTCCGTTTCCAGAAAAATCAGATTCATTTGCGCGCCTCGTCGAGTTCCGAAATGGTGTCGCGCCCGATCTGTTGCAGAGACTTCAGCTCGGACGAGATCAAAAGGTTCGCGACGGTTCTGCAAAGACGGTCGGTAGCGGCGATGCTCTCGTCAAGCTTCTTGCCGACACCCGACACGTATAGTTTCAGCCCAAGCGCCGTCAGGATTCCACCCATCACAAGCCCGAGCGTCACGCCGGACTGTCCGGACAGCAGGTGTTCAAGTGAGGTGGAGATGTCGGCGAGGCTCATGTTCAGTGACGGTAGAACGCCAGCGCCAGTGCCGCCAGCGCGAGGATGTAGCCGATGATCTCGCGGATGCCGTTTCCGCTGCCGTCCTTGACAGAGACGCGGACAGTGAGGGCAGCAATCTTGTCGTCGGTGGACTTGTGGTGACTCTCCATCAAATTCTTCTGCGCATCGATCTGTTTGGTGAAACTTTCTTCGCTTTTGGCCGCAGCCTCTTTCTGCGCGGTGAGCGCCGCATCGACCCTCTGTGCTGTGTCGGATTTTTGTTCCAGTCGCGCCCTCTCTAGTAGATCGAATTGCTGCTGAACCTTCTGGAACTTGACCTCCTTGAGACCAGTAATCGCATCAGTCTTCAAGATGATCACTTCTTCTAGGCACTTGAGTCGCGACTCAACCACATGCTGCAACGCCCCGATGTCACGTCGGAGGGCGTCGGTTGTGAGTGTGCTCGGATCTGGATTCGCAGTGCTCATTTTGAGTTGCACGACACACACCAATCAGTAAAATAGACGCGTTCGCCGAGGTGATTCAGACCACGGCAAACGCTAACCAACAACGAACGTAAATTCGCAATATGGCTACTCGACAACTCCCAGAACTCACGGAATCGGACAAGGAAAGATTTTGGAAAAAGGTCAACAAGGACGGTCCTGTAATTAGACCTGAACTCGGTAGGTGCTGGATCTGGACAGCAGGCGCGATCAAGGACGGGTATGGCAGTTTTGGAATTCGTGACGGCGTGTTTTTGTCCCACCGCATCGCATGGAAAATTCGGTTCAGGCAATTCGACGAAACCCTCAGCGTGCTGCATTCCTGCGACAATCCGGGGTGCGTTCGGTGGGGCCATCTCTTTCTTGGAACGATGCGCGACAACATGAAGGACATGGCCCGCAAGAAGCGGCACCCCTGGTTCGTTGATCGATGCAGAGTTGTTTCTGGGGATAAACGACTGGATGGACACCTCTCCGGTGCGGCCAAGCTCATGAGCACTGATGTCCTCAACATCCGCAGGCTTTCCGCCGATGGTGCCACTCAGCGGGATCTGGCCGAGCAGTTCGGAGTTACGAAATCCAATGTCTGGTGTATCATTCATCGGAAGAGTTGGACTCACATTTAGGTGCGCTGCAACGCCTCAGTAGTTAAGGTCGTCGGATCTGGGGTTGGAATGCTGGTGCTCATGCAAGTCCTGCGGCAGCCTTCTGCCGGTCGAGTTCCGCCTGCTGTGCGGCCAACTGCGCGGCAAGCTGTTCCTTGCGGCCCTGATTCGCCGCCTCGACGACTTGCTTTCGCTGTGCCCGCAACGTCTGCCACTGTGCGTCCAGTGCGTCCTCAGCGGTTTCCAGTTGCGCGGCTGCGGCACCGAGTTGCTGTGCGCGGGCAACCTGCGCGTCGCGCTCTCCGGTCAGTTGCGCGATCACATCCTTCGCGGAGTCGCTGTTGAGTTGCGCGGTGCGGTTGGCTTGGTCGAGCTTCGCCTGTAATTCCGAGAGCGCTGTGTCGGCTGCCTGCTTTGCGGCTGCCGCTGCTGCTTCGGCGTCCTTGCGCGCCGTGACGAGTTCTTGCTTCAGGTCGGCGATCACGCCGTCGTGCGAAGCAAGCGTGACGCGCTTCACTTCGGCGATGATTTCGGTGAGGTCGGCTGCGGCTTCAGCGCCGAGCAGTTCGTTGATTTCTGCGAGTGTCTTTGGCATAGTGGTGATGGGTTGAGTTTAGGCGATAACAGTTCCTTTGGAAGCCGTAACCATCCATCCGCGAGTCGTCACCCACATCATCTCTACGGTGTCTCCAACGGCAGCGAGCGTGGCGGTGGTGAATCCTGAGCAAGTGGTTGGCGTCACAATGGCGGTATCTCCGCCACCGCCCTTCACGTCGAGCGCGATAGTCTTCCGCTGCCCGTCTGCGGTTCCGTTCGCCAAGCTGAACGCATTCCCGGTTCCTGTCGTCGTCAGTTTCGTCGCCGGAGTTGCAACTGAAATTGCAGTAGGATTCGTGCTGTAAGTCAGCGCATTCGGTGTCGTGACAATGATGCCACTTGCCGTCAGGTTCGTGAGCAACAGCGAGCCGAGCGCGTTGTTGTCCGTGGTGCCGACTTGCACGACTCCGGCAGATGCACGTGTGAGCACGGTATCGAAGTTCGCATTATTCGGACTGGCGTTGCTGGCAGATGACCAAGAATACCTTCCGTAATTTGCGAGGAAGGTTCCGTAGTAACCCAAGGCCATGCCGCCGCCGTTCGATGGATCGCCGATAATGCAGCCGAACCCATTCCCATTTTCACACGAGGTAATAGCCGTCGTTGTCCCGATCAGAATGGCGGTTGCGTTACCGTTTATGTAGTTGCCGGCGTTTGCCGGAAACTTTACCGCTCCGGCAGTGACCCGAAGCGCATAGTTGTTCGTGGTCGCGCCGCTCGCTGTGAGCACCAGCGCCTCGTTTGTTCCGCTGGTCGCGTTCGTGCGCGTGTTGGAGATGGTTGCGCCCGTCGTGGTGATAGCGTTAGTGGTGTTTGCGCCGGTCAGTCCGATGTTCAGCACGCTCGGCGAACCGCTCGCCGGGCCGTTGCCAGTCATCTGCAAGTCGAGCAGCTTGCCAGACGTGAGCGACGAACTGGCGACGTAGATGCCCGTGCCGGTCGTGAGGCTGTTGCCTGTAAAGACGATGCCGCTTGTCGTCGTGGTGCCGGTCGAGACAGCGCTCGCGAACGTGTGGATTCCAGTCCACGTCGGCGCAATCGTCACGTCCAGCGCAGGCGCACCGTCGCTCCGCAGATACGTGGTGGCGCTGCCGTTCACGGCGCTGAGACCGACGCTGGCGGACGGGTTTGCGCCCGACACCGCTGCCGGAATGTCCGATGTCAGCGCCAGCGTGCCGGGCGTGGCTGGCAGCACGACGGCGACCGTCCCGAGCGCGCCTGTGGGCGGCGACAGTGTGATGGTGCCGCTGGTGGCGTTGCGGAACCCGACGCTGCCGACTGCGCTGCCAGCGGTGCCGAGCAACAGTGATGTGGCGGAACCGAAGATGCCGGTCGTGAAGGTTCCGGCTGCGGGGGTCGTGCCGCCGATGATGCCGTTGAGCGGGCCGCTGAAGCCCGTCGCCGCAAGGATGCCGGTCGCGCTGTTGAAGCTGAGACCCGCGTTGCTCTTGGGCGCGAGGTTGCCGGTCGCCGCCGTGACGAACACGGGGTAGCAGGACGTGTCGGCGGCTTCGTCGGCGACGGTGACGGTTGCGCCGTTGCCGGGCTGCCATGTGGTATTTCCGCTGCCGTCCGTTTGGAGAAAGTATCCGCTTGTGCCGGTGCTCGCTGGCAGAATGAAATTCGTGCTGCCAGCCGCCGCCGGAACAGTAATATTTGTTGAACCGCTCGCACTTCCGTTCAGCACAATCGACTTAGCAGAGATTCCACTCGGGGAGACTGTGATGTCTGGCACCCCAAAATAGTATGCAACCGTCCCGGTTGTGGTGAAATTGCCACCGGTCCCGCTGCCGCTGCCGCCTGTCACGTTCACCGTGCCTCCACTGTTTACGATGTCCTTTGCGGACGGGTTGCCGGTGATGCGGCAATTTATCAGAAAGACCGTGCCGCCGCTGACCGTCACACCGTTCGTGTTGTTGTTTCCGGACGTGTCGATCACCATGTTCTCGATGAACATCGTTCCACCCGTGGCCTCTAGTCCTTTCGCAGATGCCCCGCTTGTAAAATCACCGCCTCTCAAAAATAAGGTTCCGCCCGTCACCTTGAACGTCTGACTTGTGAAGCTGACCGGATCGTAGTGGCGGCAGGTAATCCGCGTAGTACCACCAGTGGAATACACGAGCGCCGGATTTCCGATCGCGCCGTTCGCGGTAGCGGTAATCTTCTCGGCGTTCACATATAGCAATCCGGTGCCTAAATTCTGCACGGAGCCGAATAGCTTTTGCGCAGTCACATACAACCGGGAGGCAAAGCTCGCGATGCCGGAAACAGACGGTATTGCCGCTACAGGGCTGCGGATTGTCTTGGCGACAATCCAAGAAGCGGCACTGGAATTGGAACTTGCGTCGTTGATGATGGACAACCCTTCGCTGTATCCCGTAGCGGTGCCATACATGTCATCTGCGGAAACGAAAGCGTCTCCCGTTGGAGTGGAGGTGCAATCTCCGTAATAGGCGCTCTCGGTGGCGAAGATTTTCGGTGCCCGCACATACAGTGAGCCGTTACTCCAATACACCGCGAGTCCGAACGCCGTGGCGGTAGGATCGCTGGCGCTGATGCTTTCCGAGCACTCCACCGAAAGAGTTCCAGCCGCGCAGAATACAGCCGATGGATAGCCGCCGTCTCCAGTTGTCTGGGCGGCGGAAATTCGCCGCGCGTGAACCGTCACGACGCTGCTGGCGTGACTGGTTTTGACCGTTCCGTGAAGGTCGCTCGATGTGCTGGTAGTTGTGAAGACGCCTTCGCCCGTGATGTCTGACGCGATGGCAGTGCCTCCGTCGTCCAAGATGCCAACTGGGTTCGCGCCCGTGATGCTCTTGCTCACGCTTGCGCCTGCCTCGAAATGCCAGTTCACGCCGTTCTTGAGAATCGAAGCCGTGACGGTGTAGCTGCCGGGCCGCACCGAAACTGTATCGCCACTCACTGCCGCCGCCTTCGCTGCCGCAAGCGTCAGGAACGGTGCCGTGAAGGTGCCGGCGTTCGCGTCGCTGCCGTTCACGCTGTCCACCCACAGCATCTTGCCGGTCGCGATGCTGACGGTGCCGCTGATGCCGCCGTTCAGCCACGCGCGACGGTCGCTGTTGCTACTGATCGCGCCTGCGCTCGCCACCACGACCGCCAACGGGTAGTATCCGCTCGTCCATCCGCTCGTGTTGACCGCAGCAACCCCACTGCCGTTCAGTTCAACGTAGTTGGTCGCGTTGGTGATGACGACGCCGGGCTGTGCGGCGATGATGCTGCCGCCGAGCTTGCCTGCCGCGACATCGACCGTGAGGCCGGTACCGGACGACACGAAGAAGTCGTTGGCGGCGGCGAGTGGGACTGGCGTGACGGAACCGGATGGGATCGCTGTCGCATCCACGGACAGTTTTTTGCGAGCAGTCTTGTCGTAGGTGCCGCTGCCGACTGACTTCTCCCACTCGACCTCAATCTGGCAATCGTAGCTCGTCACCCCTGCGGTGAACTTTGCGATCAGCGGCGCGGTGTCGAGTGACAAGCTGTAGCTGTATGGCGAGCCGTCTGCCGCTGGCCGCACCGGAATCGCCGACGCCAGCAACGTAGCGCCTGGGTTGACCCAACTGTTGAGGCCGATCAGGATGCCGGTGCCGCTCGGCAGCCGGAACGGCACACCCTTGCGCACAAACGCCAGCGCGCCCGTCACGGTCGCGGACAGCACGGGCGGCTGCGGGCCGAGGTTCAGCGTCTTTGCGTCAACGTCAACTGTGAGGATCATGCGACGGTCAACTGCGTGTCAGGGAACAAAAAAGTGAGGCCGGGCGCTGACACCCTGACGATGCCAGCGCCCGCCATGAACGACGCATGTGATATGCGTCACGGAATCAGACTAGGCCGGGTACGTCGCGCAGGATGCGTACTGAGGACGCAGCACCGAACGGCAGCAGCGGACCACCGCGCCGAACGTCACATACAACGGCATCGCGCCGAGCATGAAGATGCCGTTGAAGATGCCGGTCTGGCCCTGCTTGTTGGTGTCGGTCTGGTAGTTGAGGAACGACCACATGCCACGGTAGCTCACGTTGTTGAACGTGGTGCCGCTGGTGTTCTCGACGCTGCCGGGCCACATGATCTCCATGAGCTTCGGGTGGAAGATGATGAGGTCTTCCCATTGTGCAGTTTCGTAGGCAGGGTTGCGCTCCAGCTTCCAGCCAGAGACGTTGGCTGCCTTGATGTAGTACGGCTCCACCTTCACCCATGCGCCATTGGTGTAGTTCCAGCGTGCCGCGACCGAGGTCTTGAGCAACTGGAGGCCGTTGAGCGGCGGTTGTGTGACGTTCAGCGGCTTGAGGAGTTCAGGCACGCGCTCCCGGTTCCACCGGAAGTTGTCAATCGTGACCGGCGCGACCATCAGGTTGCGCGCCTGTTGCTGACCCACGATGAGGCCATGCACGGGTGCGCCGTCATCGGTCGCCAGCGCATTCTCATGCGCGCCGTCACGGTTCAGTTGATCGGTCAGATCAACGAGGAACGGCAGCGTGACCGCTGCACCTACGTTGGCACCAGCCGCCTGAAGGGTGCCGCCATCGTTGAACGTGCCGGCCACGCCGGATGAGTTGTTGTCGGCGATGATGCCGGCATTGGTGATGACGTACTTGTTGGCACAGAGGGTCTGGTACTCGTACGTGAACTTCTCGGCCAGCATCCAGTTGGTGATGTCGGCCATGTTCTTCTTGATCATCCCGAACTGCCGCTTGCCGTCGAACGAAGCCGCCAGATCCCGCGCGCAGAACCGCTGCGAGTTGAGCTGGATGTGCTCCAGATTGAACAGCGTCTTGCTGGTGCCCATTTCGAGGTTGACCTCGGGAGGCGAACAGTTGTTCTGCGCCGTGGTGCCGAATCCGGCAGAGCCGATGTCTTGCCAGCCGCCGCTCGTGGCCCACGCGGGGTTGAAGACGGTCGTGCCGTCCGAGTAAGTGCCGCCAGTCGCCGGGAGAGTGCGTTCGACTTGCGTGATCGCCACAGAGTAGCCCATGTGTTCGGGCCAACTGCCTTGCTGAACGAGGCCGAGCATCGGGGAGGTCATTATCCCCCTGTGCAAAATCTCACCGGGGAAAAAACGCCCAGTCTCAGTAAGCAGCGTTTGGGTTATGTTATCTACGGCCATTTTAGTAATTCTTGTGGCGTCCTAAGCTGCGTGCAGGTTCAAACGCCGGTTGTTTGAGTGAAAAGCGCAGAGAGTCTTCCCGATAGGAAGGACTGGCTTTTATGCTATCGCAGCCACCATGAGAGCAGGCGCTTGGCTCCTCGGCTGACAACTTCCGAGCTGATTACGTCACAAGGATTTTCAAAACCGCCTGTTCGGTTTCCCGTCCTAAGCATGGCCGGGCTGCTGATGAGGGTTGTAGCACGTGCCTTTTCCAGCGCAACAACTTTTTTAGGAAATCTTTTGACTGCGCGCAGGGGTCATGTATTTTTCTAATGCTGACATCCGCCAGTAACCGATTGATTCCGGTTCAAACAACTTTCCAAGCCCCGCCTGCGCTGCGGCATTCGCCAGCAGGAATCACGCAGGCGGGGCACAAAGTTAAACT